TCACTTCACCGGACAATCATCAAACTCCGCGTTCCTGGCATCATTAATGATGTAAGTAATCACCCCGAATATAGCGGGTGCAGAACCGTAACCGTCATCATCTACTGGTAGCGCCTCCCTTCTCCCGCTCTCCAGATTAATCAGGTGGGGTTGAGGATGAGCCCGATATCGCTTGATCCTGAACTCCCCGTCGATTGCACATATCAGCAGTGAGCCATCGCAGGCAGTAAGTGACGCATCTACCACAAGCAGCGCCCCCTGGAGTATCCCTTCCCTGAAATGTGAACGCGATGCCCGCATGAAGTAAGTCGCTGCTGGCTGGCTGATAAGCTGCTGATCGAGTGAGATCCTCGTTTCAACGTAATCGCTGGCCGGTGAAGGGAACCCCATGGCTATAGTCCTCCGTTTGGATTGAACAGCTGAAAGGTTCGGTTCTCGCCTTCCTGCGTGGAGACATCGCGGAATGTTGTCACATAACATTCTATCCAATCGTTGGCCTGCTTCAGCGTCCAGTGCCAGTTAACCTTACCCAGTTCCTGGACAAACCGCTGTGTGGTGACAGTCTTCCGGCCATTCGGTTCTCGCTGTATCGAAGCATGCCAGGCTATTTCAATATCGCTACGTCGTGGCATCATTAGCCCCTCTTGAATACTGGATAAAAACACAGTATAAATACTGTATACCCATCCAGTAAAGAGGCATTAAGCAATGTACGTGGAACTCGTTTATGACAAAAGGAATTTTGATGGCCTGCCCGGTGCAAAAGATATCATTCTGGGCGAGTTGACCAAGAGGGTTCACCGGATTTTCCCCGATGCTGATGTCCGGGTTAAACCGATGATGACGCTGCCGGCGATCAACACTGACGCCAGCAAGCATGAGAAGGAACAGATAAGCCGTATTGTTCAGGAAATGTTTGAAGAGGCTGATATGTGGCTGGTTTCAGATTAAACGCCTTGAACCATCATATCGCTTGAGTAGTATTAGCTCAGACCTGAGCTGGCAGTCTTATGGCACAGAGCCAAACCTAACCTGACAGTCCACTCTGTGCCCAGGCTGTGTGAAAACTACTGATCACTTTTTGGTCTAAGTAGTGGTTTTATATGATCAACCATTCTTGATAAACCAATGCAGAAACTTACTTTATTTAATAAAATTAGAATCATACGATTAAATAAAGCGGGTGCAGGTATGACTCAACATATCAAAGGTCAAGGCAGACATCAGGTGACGTTGCTCCCTGAAGTGCTGGATGATTTTGTCACAGAAGACAACCCTGTCAGAGTTATTGACGTCTTTGTTGATGAACTACAGCTTGATACACTTGGCTTTGAGCGCGTTAATGCAAAGCAAACCGGGCGGCCTGGATATCATCCCGCAACCATGCTGAAGCTTTACATTTATGGATACCTGAACCGCATCCAGTCATCCCGCCGGTTAGAGAAAGAAGCCCATCGTAACGTTGAATTGATGTGGTTACTTGAACGATTAACACCTGATTTTAAAACCATTGCAGACTTCAGAAAAAACAATGGTAAAGGCATCAAAAATGCTTGCCGCACTTTCATTGATCTGTGTCGGCAGATGCAGATGTTCACCGATGTGGTGGTTGCCATTGATGGTAGTAAGTTCAAGGCGGTAAACAGCAAATCGAACAATTTCACGCCCCAGAAAACAAAAGGCCACATTGAAAGGGTTGAGCAAAGTATTGCTCTTTACCTGAATAAGCTCGATGAAGCTGACAAGGCTGCGGAGCCCGAAAAAAATGCATGTTTAACAACTGCGAAACTGGCATGGCTGCAAAAGCGTCTGAAAGAACTCAAGAAAATTCAGCAGGCCGTTGTGCAGCACCCTGATAAGCAGCTGTCACTGACAGATCCTGATTCCCGGTTAATGAAGATAAACAATGTTAACCGCCAGGTGAGCTATAACGTTCAGACTGCCGTTGATGCTAAATATCACCTGATTGTTGCGCATGAAGTAACGAATACACCAGACCGTGGTCAGCTAACAGCGGTGACCAAATTAGCGCAGGAAGCAGTTGGCAAAGCGGATATTACCGTACTGGCTGATAAAGGTTATTACAGCCGGGGAGATATTAAAGCAACGCAGGACTTAGGTGCCGTAGCCTTAGTACCAAAAGGCGATACCTCTGGCGCTGACCGTAAAGGTCTTTTCAATCGTTCATTGTTCAAATATGACCAGGAAAAAGATATTTATATTTGCCCGATGGGTGAAGAACTTCAGAACCGATTTACGATGGTTGAGGATGGTTTAGAACAGCAAATGTACTTTAACAATATTGCCTGTCGCGATTGCAGTCAGCGGTCAAGGTGCACCACATCAAAACGCGATCCGAGGCGTATAAGGCGCTGGGTTCATGAAGCAGAAATGGAAGACATGCAAGCCAGGCTTAATGCATCGCCACAAACAGCTGTCGTGCGAAAGCAAACGGTAGAGCATCCGTTCGGGACAATTAAGATGTGGATGGGAGCGACTCACTTCCTGACGCAACGGTTTAAAAACGTCAGCACAGAAATCAGTCTGCATGTACTGGCTTATAACCTGAAGAGGATGATGTCCATCTGGGGGGCCGAAGGATTGGCCATTAAGCTGCGAGAACGATGCAGCTAGCGGCAGTGGCCGCTTTAACTCCTAATAACTGGCCATTAGTACTCCATATCAAGCCACAAAGTCTCGTTTTGCCTCAACATACAAATCACTGCGAATACAGCCCATATCAGGAATATCTTGCATCCCTGCTGGTGTTAGTCCTCAGATACTGAAAAAACCGAGTTTTTACACAGCCTGTGCCAGAAGCGGAAGTTGCTCGTATATAATTGTATTAATCAACAGGGTGCAGATTGTAAATATTAATGATGCAATGGAGGGAATTGATTGAAATCTGAGGGAGTGCAGAACTGTAAAAGTAGCTCTGCACCTAAATAGACTCAAGACTAATTGGCGGATAAACTAAGTCGGTGAGGTAAATTCGTTTAGATTTGCCACAAAAGAAAATAAATATTCGCCTTCCTCGATATATTTTAATTTATCATTAAAAACATGGGCGTTAAAATCTCTTGTGTTACCCACTCCAGTGTTAACTCTTAAATCAGATATCTTTGTATTCTTTGCCGTTGTTTCAATTGGTGTGACACTTACATTTGGTATTGATTCTAATGCTGGAGTGAAATGGCCAGCGAAAGATGCGAAGTCATTAGTTCTTAATACCTGTATCTTTATGGTTCCCTCATATCTATCATTTGTTTTAACCGTATCAGTTTGACTAATAATCTTTGATACAGGGGATTTTTGCCTATTCAGTTTTATTTTTTCGTCTGTTCTAGATTTTAGTTCTTCTTTTAAACTTTTCATTTCCTCATTCTGAACTTCTATGAGTTTATCATATGCGCTCTTCATTTCCGCGAAATTGCTTTGATTTGCAGATAGACTTTTAATTTCAGCCTCAAGCCTTTCTTTCTCAGAATCATACGCTTGATCTTTTAAATCCCGCTCACTCTCTAGTTTATTATTTTTTTTGATTAACTCTACGAGTTCATTCACATAACTGCCCATTTCGTCAGCACTTCCCGCCAACCTATTAAATATGGTTAAATAGCTCATTAGGTTTTCATCATCGGAGTAATCAGGGTATCTTACCTGATGGTCTATTTCGCTCCAGCCCTCCTCAAAAATAGTTCTTGTCTGTATTTCACAATATACCTGAACAGATTCAATATTTGTTGCTGGCACAACATAGTGAATTGAGCGATAATTATGCTTGTGTATTTCTTGCTTGCATTCAGGATGACCTGCATAAATATCCATAATATCACCATCACGGTGATATATCATTACTGATTCGTCCTTTTTAGTTGTCCACCTTGATAAAATATGTTCGTGAACGTCTTTCCAGTCACTTTTGAAAAGATAAATTGCTCTGACACCGATAAGATCAGTAATTATAGATTTGTAGTTACCTGAGTTTATTCCTTTGTACTTTTCAGACGGTTCATCTTCTGTTAGTTTTCTGATGATTTTATTTAAAAGATGGGAAGTATCTTTGATACGCCAACGAACAGAATGTACAGAATCACAACGTTGGATTTTTTTTGCGATATACTCAGCCTCATCTAGCAATGTTAGCTGATTGCTTTTGTAGTCTTGTACGATAGACCTTAAAGTGTCTACTGATAAACCACTTTTTTCAACCAATGCTGAAGCAAGTCCCCATTCCTGTAAAAAAATCGAATCCTGATTTATTTTTTCCATCTTTGATTCCTAATAAGATTGTTATTTACTATTTATCATTCAAAATGACACTTACTTGCTGATTAGTAATGTTTTTATAACACGTATTGACCTTGTTGGCGAGCAAAGAGCTGATAGTTCGGATAGGATACAGTATAGACACGAATTAGCCATGCTTTACTAGAATATTTGCTGAAATACTTGTGGGATAACTTAAGATATTATGTTTTTTTCATTTAGTTAAGTTTGCGTAATAAGTTAGAGCATCAAGTTGCCAAGCATTGTGTTTTGGATACGACCACTTAGCACTTCACACTATTAACCAAACGTTATTTTGAAAGGTAAGTTTGATGGTTGCGACTACAGCAATTAACTTTTAGGTTAGCAGCAACATTCAACGTCCGCTCTTCGCTCAAAGCGGACTGGCAATCATTCAATACTCGCACTATCGAACGTTCGCCAGTTCGCCGCCGCCCGTTCTTGCATACGACGACGCGGTGGCGTCTTCTCAACACCGAGCAGGAAAATTTTTGTATAGCGTCGACACCCCTACATTGTAAATTATAGCCACACGTTTTCTTGACCCACCTGCAGCTATCAACCTTCCAGCCTGAGCCCACTCTTCTGCGGTTAACTTTGGCCGTCTGCCGCCGATCCGACCATCTTCGCGCGCAGCAGCTAAGCCAGCCCGTGTTCGCTCAACAATAAGCTCTCTCTCCATCTCCGCCAACGCACCCATGACATTAAAGAAGAATCTCCCCATGACTGTCCACGCGCGCCTATCCATCAGGGCGCACACCGTTTTTGCCCAGCACACTGCCAAGTGAGGCAGCGAACCCGGAATGTTGCTTAGAATGACGTGAATGTCATACATGCTGATGTGCCTCCTTATCAGAAGAGTAATCACGGAACACTCTGGCAACACGTATTCTGTAGAATGAAAAAATTGACTGTTTTCCTTCTTTCTGTGCTGCCAAGTGCATAACATTTTGCTTCCATCCTGCTACAGATTCCTCATCTTCCCACCATGACAAAGAAAGAATTTTTCCGGGCGCGCTCAGGCTCTGGTAGCGCTCAATAGAAATAAAACCCGGCGTGTCTGACAGTAAAGGCTTCAGTTCGGCAGCAAGCTGAAGATATCTTTCCTGTGCCTCTGGCAGGGCGTCAGCTTCAAAAAGTACCGCAATCATGATTTAGCTCCGTCGTTAATTTCCGATCAGTTTATTACCGACGAAAGTATGACGCTTCGGCCAGCACCGAAGTATGTATGCTGCGTAAGAAGTGGAGGGAACGGATAAAAGCTAACTGAGCGATGAACAGGAGATGAATCGCCACGGATTTAACAGACACCTCAGAGTCATTTTTGGACTGCCCCCACCCCGGTAGTGTCAAAGACATCCAGCAGATTGGCCCTGATATGTTCGTCGGAAAAGTGGAATAGATACTGATCGGGTTGGATTTTAGCTATCACTGTTCCCGCACCTGGCTGCGTAAGGTGCGGGAACAGATGGTCTTTTACTGATTTAAGGACGCCCTCCCTATCTCAAGCTCATCAAGGCGCGCCGCCAGCTTAGTGCTGACAGAGCGCTGATAAGCCGCTTCAAAAATAAGGCATTCTGTATAACGCAGCCCGAGGCGTATCCCGGCTGACTTTCGAACCGGAATCATCACTGTCTCTTCCACTTCTTCAATCTCGGGCACGAACTCATCATTAACAAGCTTGTACTGAAGCGCGTCTTCGACTCTACGCTCGACCGTAACTTCTTCGCCGTCAACAATACCGGTCTCCCTGATAACTCCCGGCCCACGCTTCTGACGTGAAACAGTCCTGATTTGAGGTTCGAATACTTCTTCGAATATTTCGTCTTCACAGAACAACGCGTAACGGCGCGGATCCAGCCCCTCAGATTCAAACGCCGTAGCAACATCCTGTGCAATCAGCCCTGCGTGTAGCCGCGCGTCCTCACCTTTTTCATTCAGTGATTCCAGTATCTGATAAATTGTCGGCGGCACTTTAGCCCATGCCCGTAATTCAGCATCGGTTAACACTCCACGTAATTTTTTCGTCGTTATATCAGAGGTGTTGATTGCAGCAGTACCCGCATAGATAACTGACGCGCGGGCGCCTGGCGTTCCAACAGAAAAAGCATTGTCTGTCCTGAAATCGATGTTACCTGAAAACAGAGCGCGCCCTGATTCAAAGACAGCAAAGCCGGTTTTAGGTAAGGTTTCCGATTTTCCTGTCCCCACTTGAAAACGCACTGGGTCTTCGAGTGAGGTTTTGTATTCAGAAAACGCCCCGAGAGCCGCGCAATACGGATCCGCTATAGTATGTCCCCGCCCAGCAGCAAAGGCATAAGGCGCATTAATCGTGTTGCCATATCCAAATGCAGATGAGTACTGCGCGACTGCACTGAACGTGTTCAGGCGTCCCCAGGAAACAGAATAATTAGCGCCAGTATCCATCATGTTCTGATAGCCGCCAGCCAAAGAATAGTTTGTCGCTTGACACTGGTATCCCCAGTGAATCGCGTGCGACGCAGCAGGGCCGTTCGCCGGAAAATCACCCGTCGTGGAGCCTGCACTTACCAGGCTCGAAAATTTTGCCAGCGCGATGGCCTCGCCACTCCACGGACCCGCCCCCCGGGCAGAGAACGCTGCAAGAGTATGGCGGTGTGTGACCCCGCGTTCATGCAGTGCTTGCCAGATTCGATAATAGCCATGTTCCCAAAGGGATGTACCCAGCCAGTGCGTGTAATCTCCTGCACCATCAACGTCGTATTGCGTCTTTAGTCCTGCAGAGTTCACATAAATGCAGTTGCGGTTGTGGTTTTCACAATAATCCAGTTGCGCCTGCCAGACCTGGTAACGCATGTGTAATCCGCTCATACCCATGATAAACATCGGTGTGGTATCAGACATCCAGCTTTCAGCACGAAACTGCCTGTCCAGCGTGGCAAGCTTGCTGCGGTAATCCGTAATGGTATCTGTCAGTCCGTTAGCTTCCCCTTGCGCAAAGACAACCATATCGACTCTCGTCTTCCCTGTGGCGACAATTTCCGGTGAGGCCAGCGCCGCTTCAACCTTGCCTTTTATCGCTGCGTAGCGGACTGAGTTAACCCCCTCCCCTGTCCAGTCCTCAATGGAACGCCCACCTGCCGCATCATAGATGATGAACACCTTTTCTGCCTTAAACTCATCCACAAGGCGATGTGCAAATGCCAGCGCAATATTGTTGTTGCCGCCGTTCCCGTTAGGACTGGAGCGTGACAGCGGTGGACGGGTATAATCACTGCTTCCCCAGTCGCCCGTTGCACCATCCCAGATAACGATTTTATCGCTTGCCGGATTAGGCCCTCCACTATTTGCACCGACTGCATTCGACTGTCCGGTAATGACAATAATGAAGATTTTCTGAGCCAGTATCTCACCCAGCGTCAAATCACCCAGTCCTACCAGCCAGGCTCCATCCGGTAGTGCCAGTTCCTGACGCAGCATGTCAGCGTCCATCAGGACCAGATGATTAACATCCTCTGCCCAGCTTATGGCATCCGTTCCGCGGGTCGTGAATGGAACATCCGTTGCTGTATTCAGTCTCCAGAACTGCCCCTGATACCGGATTGTCTGATTTCGTGCAGTGAAAGTAAGGGGACCGTCCTCGTAATCGCCGAGAAAGTCATATCCGGACTTAACAAGAAATTCCTGAAAGGCAGCAGAAAAGCGGGCAAGTTGTTCTTCATGAGCTGACTCCATGCCGTGCCAGGTTTTACGGGAATGTCCAAGACGATCATTGCGTCGATCATTCACCTGGTCATTCATCAGATAATCCATGTTTTGCGCGTTATCGTTAAGGTCTTTAGCAGCAGCAGATCCCAGCGGGTTGCCGGTGTTATAAGTCGTCATATGAGCCTCATAAACGAAAAAACCCGCCGAAGCGGGTGATAGTTAAGTAGGTGAAATCAGGCTGTATCGCCGGGATATGTTGCATTGTCGTAATCGTAGAAGCTGGGTTTATACTGTTTCGCCGTTATCTGACATGTGCCATCAGATTGCGGGGCTATCTCTGAGACAAGAGCGTTATAGCCCACTCGTGAAGAGTCGCAGAAAATCAGGCGTGGCGGTTCAATGCCGGGATCATCAAGAATCATGTCATCGAACGTCGCCAGGTAAGGTACGGAAACCCGGTAATCACCTGCACTGGTCGCCACCATTAGTGAGGAAGCCGAACCATCCTGATAACGAACCAGCACGCGAGGATTTGGAAACGACCAGTCAAGCCGCTCTGTCACCGTGAATGTCGTTGTGCCATCCACAGACGCCATCGACTCAATCAGTGTGCTGACCGTCTGGCTACCGGGTATATCGTCAGTCAGCACGATACGGTCGCCGATGTTATAGCAAAGTGCGTCCAGCTCAGTAGATGTCGTATGGGTCAGCCGCTGCTGCTGATACTTCATCAACCGGCGCATGCCGATTTGGTACGCGCGATCACGATCAAGCACACCATCAAGAGTGTAGTCTTCGATTTTGACAGGGGTTGGATTATCCGGGGTCCGGCACTGTACCGTCTCCTCAGCCCAGGTCGTTCCGTTGATATACGTGACATCAACGCCGTCATAATCGTCACCGGAGGGAGCAACGAATGCAGTTTGCAGGTCTTCAGTCATCTCATGCGGACTGATAACCCCGGACCATGGCTTTACGCCTTCACGCGCAACCGAAGCAAGCCCGTCCGTCAGCAGAAAATAACTTTTCCCGGCGTTGGCTATCTTCTGCAAAACCTCCAGCGCAGATGTGCTGTCAGTCGTCTCGAAATCGAAAAACTCATTGCCTGGCGTCCAGTACGCACTTTCCAGCGCATCAATGGCGTCGGTGTCCATGTCCAGCCCCAGCGAGTTACCAACGTGGTACAGGGCGCCAGAGATGCTTCTTGGTGCGCCAGTGTCGTAAATCCTTGTCGCTACCACGTTAACCCGGCGATCGGACTGAGCAGCCAGCTTGCCGCCTGTTTCCACCGTGACCCCCATCGTCGTTACGCCAGCGTACGATGACGGCCAGGTCAGAAGGCGGCCACGCAACGATTGCCAGTACATATTATCGCGGCTGTTATCCTGTCCCTGCTCGTTAGTGCGTCGACACCGCACTTCAACAAGGCCGGGAGAACTCAGCGTGATGCGCTCAGTAAAACCAAGACCATTTATATTTTTTGTATTATACGAGCCGGTTTTGCTCATCCATCCAGAACCAGAGCCATAGACGCGGTACTGAACTTCCCAGCGAACCGTTCTGTTTTGTTTTCTCCCTTTTTTGTCGTACCAGCAAATGCCATTCGGGAAGAAGAAATTCACTTCAAACATGTCGATGGTTTCATTATCCGGGCATGCCAGAAACGGCCCCATCCAGGAATCATTCTGGTTAACGCCAGATGCGTCAAAATCAAGCACGGTGCGCGCAACGAAACCCGGCCATGTGTTATTGACAACGCCGTCAATCAAGCGTTGAAGAGTCACACTTGTACCGTCAACGTCGAAAATTTTGTACTGATATCCGGCGTGAGAAACGGAAAGCCTGATATCCCCCTCTGGAATACCCGTAAAAGGCGTGCCGGTGTCACTCTCATAAGCCAGCGTTACCGAGGCGGGGACTTCCTCTTCTTCCTCTGTCGCGTCTGCATGCGGCGTATACGAAGCGATAAACAGGCTATAGTCGACGCTGTTGTACCAGAGCGTTACCGGCATGCCGACATAAGGGGCGAGTTCCGCCAGATTGTCACTGGTAATTCGGCTGTATGCGCCATCGTTGGTTACAACAAACTGATCGGGTACGATTAGCTCAACCGTTGCGCCAGCAATCCACGAATCAGGCAGCTCGTTTGTTGCAGTATCGTCGTCAGCGCTTAATCCGTTAAACGTGATTGTGCTTCCAGACACCGTCAGTGACTGCGCAACAACATCATCCTTGTCCGGCGCGGTCTGGGCCATATCCAGCCCGGCGCCAGAGCTGGTGCCTCCAACTTCAGTGGAGTTAAACCAGTTTTCGCTACGGCGATCACCAGCCACATTCTGGCCGGGCTGAAAAACGGTGTACGCGAAACTATCACCCAGCGATGAAACAGGCGTGGCACCAACACGCATATCCCCTTTGCCGAATGAAAATTGTCCGAATCCCAGCGCGACGAACATTTCAACGGTCATCACTGTCGGATCATCCTGGCTGAAGCGGGTTACCGGCTGTACTACGTAATCGGGGTAAATTCGGCGGCGTCCGAACAGCTCACGAATCGGCTCCCCAAGCTTAGCCTGGTTGGCTTTAGCCGGGTTTACATCGAGTGAATCGCCTGTTCCTGATGAATACCCTCCCGGATCGACCGCGCCTGGTGCAAAAAATAGCGCATATGCAACGGATGCGGCAGAAATAGCAACAGCTATCCACGCAATTGTCCCGGCCTCCAGCCCGTAAGGGATCGGATAGATACGTACTTCACTGGATGGGGCTATGACATAATCGAACCATTCCGTTGCGGGAATATTTTCGCCATCAACTTCAACCGCAATCGGGTGTTTAATATCTGAACGATAATTATCAACGTTGCTAGACAACCACTGATGAAGAGTCAGCGCGCCATGTTCATGTATTTCCAGCGGCTCGCCGGGTAACCGGGATGGATAAATTCTGATAGTCACTGCCAGAACTCCACTTTAACAAACCGACGCATAAAGCGCGGCAATGGAAGGATGGTCACGTTGGTCTTTGGGTTGCATTCCACAACATAAAGTTGCTCGTTGATATCCACCACGACTGCAACATGCGTTACTGTTGAACCGGAATAGCAATAAACCCCTGCACCAGCGCAAGGCTCGCATTGGGAAAGAGTCAGTGAAAAACTTTTTGCTTCTCGGTCAAGGCCACCATCGTCTTTAGTTACTCCGGCAAAATCCGGCCATTCATGAAGCCCCAGATCGCGACGAACTTCATTCACGATGCCGAAACAGTCAAGTTCAGGGTAAGCGCGTCCGCCCTTCAGCCATTTGACTGAAAGGTATTTATCTTGATTGAACATTGAAACTCCTTAGCTCATGTAACGAAGGCCAGGATAGAACGGGAGTGTGTAGCGATAGCGGGGCCAGCCTGTATCCAACACGTTCATGTACCCTGCGATAATCTGCGCCTGCGTCGCGGTCCAGTACCCGTTTTTAACCGTCATGGTATAAGGACGTTCGGCGGGAGCGGTTAAATCGTCAGAGGTAAACTGGCGGTAAGTTACTGTGGCGCCACGCAAGTTTTCCAGCGCGCTACGCACGGATGTCGATGCCTCGCCATTAATGTTAGAGACTGCAAACTGCAGATCCTGTGTACCGTCGCTGTTTCGCGCAGGTAACGCAACGTCGATGGTGCTTGCGATAAATGTCACTTCTTCTCCGGTTTCTGTTGTCGCGGTTATGTCGTCATAGCCATCACAGAGATACAGAGCATCATCACCGATGTTGATCTGCAGGGTTTTGATAATGACCTCTTCACCGGAAGAGGCGTACAGTCGTTTTAAAGTCGGGCTGGTCATGCTTCGGGCCACTCCCTGTTAATTGCAATATCAATGATGCTGCTGTTGATGATGTAATCCGGGAACTCAGCCCAGCCATCGCCAAGAACAGGACGTGTCCATAGCTCCAGCGTCGCGGAGAACTGCCAGTAAATCGGGGCGACCAGCGTCGGCCCCTGATAGATATCGGTGAACCGGCATTTATAGAACTCAACGCCAAGCGGGGTCTGTAGTCGCATAAAAAACCAGTCAGCACCGTCAGTGATCGTTTCGCGGTACCAGGCCTCAAATAGCTGGGCCTGAATGTCCGTTTCAAAAAGCCACTGCACATTTGCCTGTGTTGGCGTGGAAATGAATGCCCGGCGCTGGCGGGCACGGCCGGTTGTCATTGCGGTACGCTTTAACGGACTGACTGGCTGAAATGCATAGCCATCCTGAAGCGGCATCGGAAGGTAGTCGTGCGGGTAGAAAATGTCAGGCATACCCTCCCCCTAAAAAGCATGTAGAATAATTTTTCACCTTTAAACCCTGGAGGCCTCATGGATTTCTCAACCAATCACGACAATAGCGATCTCTTTGCCGATTATGGCTTGCGGATTTACGAAGATACCGAAACTGGCAGCAACTCAGCGGAGATTGCTGTTCGAATTGAAGAATTTATTGATTCAAGGAAAGAGCTGGACATGGAAATCCGTAAGCGCGCCCTCGAATTCTTGAAGAGAGCTGTAATCCAGTTAGAAGAAGAGCTTTCAGATAAGTGAATAAGGGGCCACGTCTGTCCCCTTATTCTTTATATCCGCGTACATAACGGCTTTTAAGTGCCTTCCCGAAGCTGCCCTGTGGATTGATAACATCGTTTGTCATCTCCCCCTTTAACTGCCGGGTAAGTTGCTTGTTGTTCTGGTTGAGCGTAGCGTTCAACTGTTCTGGGGTAACACCCTGCAAGTTAAACTCTTGTTTAATCGGTGCATGAACAGTAGTTCGCCTGCTGTTATCACTATTCACGTTCTGCACCCCGGTCCCAAAACCCGGTTTGCTGAGCGTTGCATCGAGTGGTTTACCATTCCGTAACGCCTCAAGTTGAGTGACGCCGATTCGGTTCGTTGCAGCCTGATCGAAGACAAACTCCCCTTTATGAACAACACCCGCGGGCTGATACTTACCGCCGGGGCCGGTATAACCGCCGGAGGCGAAGCCAACGGCAGCGGCACTGGTTATGCTGGAGGTAATCGAGGCCATAAGCCCAACAACCTGTGCAACGGCAGCAAGGTTGGCCGGGAACGGCAACCCCGCCAGCGCCTGCCCCATCGCCATAGGGAGTTGCAGGGCAGCCTGAGCAATAGCAAACCCTTTCTGTGTCACAAAAGCAGCTTTGTACATCGCGGATTGCTCACCAAACATCGCACCCATCGAATCGGTGATGCTGGAGAAGGAGTTTTGAGCGGATTGCATCTGCGCAACGTAGACAGCCGTGCTTAACGCCTCCTGGTTCTGACGTCCCTGTTGCTGCAAGGCCAGTAGCTGTTGCTGCTTCTGCTCCTCATTCCATACGGTACTCTGCGTTATCGCCTGCTGTTGCTGATTCAGCCAGGCTGCATAATCAGTCAGGGACTGTTTCAGCTTATCAATGATTTCAAGCTGCGGATCGATTTGCAGCCCTATCATGTTCAGGCCCTGCCCTGCGAGGTCGTTATTGGTCGCACTTGAGGTAAGCGTTCCACCTGCCTTGTTAACTCCTGATATGACTGAATCCGGCAGTATTGATTTACTAATCAGGTCAGTTGCCTGTTTTCCAGCATCCTCAGGTGACAGTTTTTTGAGATCGACCATCTTTTGCAGGATTTCGAGACGTTTTTGCAGCGCCTCATTTTGCCGTAACTCCTTCGGTGCGATTTGCTCCTGTATCTTCCGGTATTCGTCCAGGGTCTTAACAGAGTTCTGTAGCGCTTCCTGCTGTTTGTAGGCCTGCAATATTGCACCAGAACGGGAAAGAATCGACCGTTGATCGGCTGTAAGCTGCGTTTTTGACTTTAGGTCAGCAATCTGCTGTTCGAACTTAACCCGTGCCTGTGTCGAGCTATTCAGCCTGTCACTGGATTCCAGTTGAGACTGCATAGCGGCAGTCTGCTGATTGATTTGATCGAGTAGTCGGGTGGCTGCGTCCTCTGTGTAGGCCCTTCCTTTAGGTGTTTTTGGCGTTTTGGGTTCTTTGTATCGGTTGCGGATTTCAGATTCCAAAAAGGTGTAATCCAACTTCGCGCCCCTTGCTTTCAGGTCGTTTAAATCCTTAAGCTCTTTAGCCATCTGCTGTTGTCTGGTTTGATATTTCAAGGCAAAGGCATTCTGATCTTGCTGAAGTTTTATTCCATCCTGCTGTTTTTTAAGATACCCATCATAGGCTTCGTTAATAGCCTCCTGCGCAATTTTTTCTCCCTGAAGAGATGAAAGACGCTGTTTTAATAAGGCTACGCCCTTTTGTTGACGATCAAGATCATCAGACTTCCAAGGTCCGTATGGCCCTGCATTTGCGGACTGTCCTTTCTGAAAGTCAGATAACGCCCTTTGTGCACGTTCAAGCTCTCCGCTAGCATCCTGAATCTTCTGCTCAATAGACACTTCGCGACCAATATCAAGCATAGAGTTCCAAGCCCAACCAGCAGCTTTGGCTACAGAGTTCCATGCAGTTTCAAGATAGCCGAGATTTTCTTTAATTTGGTTTGAGCGCTGGATCATTGAGGATGAATAGGATTCACTGGCAACTCGCGCCGCCTCCCGCTGATTTCCCTCATCTTGCAATGCTTTAATCTGGTTATAGGTTGCCAGTGTCAGAAAGTGGTACTGGTCGTTAAGTTTGGTGATGGCTGCTACTGGATCGACAGCAATGTCGTTGAAGTTACCTACCAACTTTTCAGTGGCAATGCCTGTGGCGTCACTGGTTTTAACGATAGCGTTTGTAACGCGCTCCAGCAAATCGCCAGCCACCTTCCCAGAAGAAACAAGTTGATTAAGCGTGGATGCAGCTTTACCAGTGGTTGAATCCGCCGCAATGCCAGCACGGGCAGCTATATCAGCCAATTGGCCGGATGTTTTTCCGACCTGATTACCAGTTAGAACGAGGGATTTATAAAACTCGTCCTGCTCCTGCGAGCCTTTGTAATAAGCCAGGCCAAGGACACCGACTGCCGCAGCTGATAGAGTTAACGGATTTATAAGCCCAGTTACATACCTCCCTACACCTTTAATCGCTGGTCCGATACCGCCAAACATGTCCTTAAGCTGCCCGCCCTGTTGTAACAGTACGGTCATTGGAGCCTGGCCGGAAGCTAAACTCACTACAATGTCAGTCATCTGCGCAGGAATCATGCGCATCTGATAAGCCATAGCGCGGGAAGTGACACCAGTCTTTTTCATCGCGTCTTGGGTGATTTCGAGTTGCTTGCGGGTATTTGCAAGGCTGTAAGAAAGCACATCGTATCTTTCTGGCGACAACATGCCCGAAGCCTTCGCGTTGTCGAGCTGCTTCTGCTGATCTACCAGTTTCTTAAATGCAGTACCTATCGGGTCAAGCTGAGCTGAAAGGCGCTGAAGTGATGCGCTTTGCTCATCTCTGGCTTTTGCAGCTGCTCTTTCAGCCAGCGCCTCACCATTGATTGCCTTTTCCGTATCGCGGATTTTGGATACCAGGTAATCAAAATCATCATCTGGCAGAATCCCAGCCTTCTGGTATTTCTTGAGTTCCTGATATCTGTCATCCAGCTTATCCAAGGCCGCACTAACCGGGTCAATCTGGTCCCTTAGTTTTGCAAGCGCTTTTTGTTGCACACTCAGTTCTTGGCGATGGTTCCGCGTCTCTTTGGCTGCGGATTTTTGCACAACGTTGTAATCAATGAACTCATGCTTCAGTCTGTCTGTTGCCCTTTCCGCCTGCTCGCCAGCCTGGGTGATTCTAGCCAGCGCCGTCGCCAGATTATCGGCATTATTCTTTGCCCCGGAACTATCCAGAACAATAGCAAGGCGTGATGTTTGTTCGGTCATTTACCTTTCTCCGGGCGTAAAAAAACCCCGCCGAAGCGAGGTCGTTTGCATTGAGTGATTATTCTGAAAAACAGATAACTAGTTATTATCAAACTTCTTTAAATATCCAACTAAAGCCTTTGCATTATCACAATGTTTTTTATCTTTTGGTAAAACCTTAGTTTCCTCAAGGCAGCTTTGGGTATAGAAACCTGCATTGTACATCGCTAGGGAAGCGAGCGATAAAACCATTTGTTGGCATAAAGTCTCATCTTGATGATTTTTACATACCAACTCAGCTCCTTCTTTTATCTCTTCAACGGGTTTTTTTTCTTGTGCCAATGCGCTTGAAGACAATAAAAAATACAAAATTCCAGCAACAAATATTTTTCTCACATCCCCATCCCCCTAAATAAATGATGGGGCAATCGTAGCAGAGGCGAATGGATACGACAAAACCCGCAGTTAAGCGGGTTTTGTCGTATGTGAATGACAGCGCTCTTACATCACCACGTAGCCAACTTCTCAGCCAACAAATCCCGTTTAATGACAATCCAACCACTTTTACGCAGACCGCTTAGTATCTGCTCAACTTTACCGACAAACATGTCTGACCCGATGCGCTCGATGCTCTCAACCTGCCCATCGCGAATACGGAGATGGAGATCAATATTCATCATGTCGATTGCTGGCTCCACGATACGCGGATTCGTCACCTGCCCCTTCGTCCAATATTCGTAGAGAACATCGTCGCATTCTTCCTGGTAGCGGATTACGTTATCGCGGATCTCCGACTTAACCTTGTTCGGGCTGATGGTGTTCAGCCAGGCGGCAAGTTTGCGGAGAGCGAGGCAGATCATCGAGCGAGATTTGCCATCTGCAGCAACTATTGTGATTTCCACAATAGTTGATTTGAAGCGTTGTTTAAGCTTCGTAAACTGCGATGCCCAGTCCATGCCCATGCCATCAATGATCGGCTTCATCGGGGTGTACGGCTCGCCGTTGTGATTCACTATATACAGCTCATTGCCGTGGAATGGTACGTTGATGGTAGAAACTGCTGTTGATATACTGTTCATGTTGGTTTTTCTCTCAAGGATTTACTGACAATCGAAGCCCTGACTGTTACCGCAGTCGGGGCTTTGTTCATTCTCGACACTTAATTCCCTGTCGCTCCGCGTACTCACGCATGGCCCGCACCGCCTCTTTACTAAAAGATCGATCGGATTTTATAGCCAGTTCTTCGAACGCCTTTTCCAACCACTCAGGCATCCTCAATGTCTTAACTTTCATACTCCCTCCTTTTGTATGTGGTACGCATACATAGTATTTAGGTACGCATTGCTAGTCAATACATATGTACTTATCCTGATGATACATATTTGTATCATGGTGAAATCTCGTGAGTAGACCTTATAAAAATCCCCAAGTTAACCTGCGACTGCCTGAAGATCTTAAGCAGAAAATTGCTGCGCTTGCGGAAAAAAATGGTCGCTCTGCAAACGCAGAAATGGTCGCAGCCATCGAGGCTTGGGTTGAGATGCATGACATCCCGACAGAAAAGGCATTGACGCTTTCAGAAGTAGCTTTGGGCATAAAGAAACTACAACAGCAGTTGAATATTCTCGCAGAAGGTGCTCACCTCAGAATTGATGAACCAGATGCGTATCTGCATCCAGCAATTGAGGCTCAGATTGGCGCTCACATCAAAAAAAACACTGGTAAAAACTAAAGCGCTCTTTAGGAAGCGAGTTTAAAATCAGTCAAGGATAAGTGATGGATAAGTTCGACAGAGAATTACAGCTGCTTATACTTAAGGCCGCTGTGGATGCATACCCCAAAACAACTTCACATGAGCAATTTCGTAAGCATATAGAATTTTACTCTGAAGAACACTCGCAAAAAGTTCTGGCAAATATAAGCTACCTTGTTGAACATGGCTTAATTAGGATGTTTTCCCACAATCACTTGGCAACAACAAGCGTGGCGCTTGGAGGGATGCTCGCCACAAAAGATGGAATTGATTTCTTACTTCAGGATGGCGGATTAGGTGCGATTTTGAAAGTTCAAACCATCAAATTGCACCGAGAAACACTTACAGCCATTGAGGATTTTATCTCTCTGGCAAACATTCCCGAATCTGAGAAGCAGAGTATCGTTTCAAAGCTTCGGCAGCTTCCGGCAGACGCCATAGAACATTTGACGAAGGAATTAGTGGTGAAGGGGGCTCTGAGCCTGCCGGTAGCACTTCCACTAATTCAAAAATTCCTCCATCTGGGGTAAATTCATAAGATTCGCACACCAGCGAGAATCTGCCCCACCCCAACGTGCGGCTAAGCAGCACCCAGAAATCAGGCTGGTTCGGTGCATCAATAAAAAACCCATTAGGGTGAAATACAGCAGAATGAATTTTCATCATAGCCTCATAAGAAAAGCCCACCTGAGTGGGCTTAAACCATCGGGGAAATTAATAATTTTATCTAAAGTTACTAATTACTTTATATCGGATGCTCTGGTTTGTAGCTTCAAGCACTTCAATCTTGGCGCCTTTATAACCTATAACTTTAGATTCCGATAAGTCATATTCGACATCGTTATTGAAGGCAGGTCTTGCCATATCAGATGATGACTCACGATAGCCAATGTTGATTTTATTACCTACACGACCGTTATACAGCAATGTCTGCTGAAAATTATTAGAAGAACTAATGTTTAGGTTGGTTTTTTCAAAAGGCATATTGTCTTCGCAAGTTGATACTGAAAAGACAGTGATAACACAGAGTGTCTTGGTACCTTCTTTGACCATCAATGCCTGCCACATATCAGCTAATGCAGCTTTCTGAACATTCGCAGAATCAGCCATTCCTGTAGGCATATAGAATTCGGACTTTCCATCCTGGCCGACTTTCTTCAGATTGCCGGGGGTCACTGTATAACCCCATGAAACTCTTGCTGGTGCAGTAACTTTTATCCCTTCGTATTTTGCTAAAATACCTTGAGATAACAGAGCGTCTCCTACATAGGACGTGTTAACGGAGCCTACAGGTGGTTCACTTAAACTTTGCGTTGTTGGCGCATAGTTGTACTTGGGCGATGTACACCCCACTAAAAGCACTGCTCCCAAGGCCACGGCCAGATTTTTTTTCATAATATAGTCCCTTTGATTGCAATCGGAAACATCCTATCACACAAAATTTGTAAGGCAATCAAGGCTTCTTGGGCAGCGAGGCAACAAATACAGCTCCGATTGGCTGATCGTTTATCAGGCTTTTAGATAGCGAGCTTCCGGGGTAGGTTAAATGGTAAACTCAAGCTAAGGAAACGACATGGAAAAGTATGACCGCGAATTACAACATTATATTCTTTCTTGCTGTATAAACTCCTACCCAGCTCACACCACATGGGATAGTTTTGATTCCGAAATAATGCAGGTTGACGATGTTAAACTCTCTGCAAATATGATTTATCTTGCTGAACACGGCCTACTCACAATCAGAGAGCAGAGGAGTGATGACCCTTACTCTTTTCTTGATAACATGCGCGCTACATGCAAAGGAGTAGATTTTATGCAAAACGATGGTGGGCTTAGTGCAATCCTCAACGTCCAGACCATCAAATTCCACCGAGAAGCAGTGGTCATCCTCGAAGATCTCATTGCCATATCCAACATGAACGACGAGCAGAAAGAAAAGGCTAAATCCACACTCGGCGAACTATCAACGGAAGCCCTTAAAATTGTGGTGCAAGCTGCAACTACAGCTGGGCTATCGAAGCTATTTGGACAATGAAGGCTGGCCAAAAGCAAAAACCCGCCGTCGCGGGTTTATTCTTTTTTCTTCGGAGCGAGAACAGACTCGGCAGCACGGCGAGTTGTACTTTGCCTTGAGGTATACCGTTTAACCATATCCGGACCAATCAAACTGTAGACAACTGTTATGAGCTGCCATAACGTCAGGAATACAAGAAGACCGTATGACAAACCTCTAAAAAAGACTTTATGAAGAATAATCCAGTCAAACTCTTTTAATAAAGGAGCAAACACTCCTATTATTAAGACACTTGCCAAAATTGCTGTCGAATGAACTATGGGGGTGAACAATCGATGTATACCGCTACCATTGGCATCCTCTTTCCCGCCCTTAAATGATTTTTTTAATCTTTCAGGATAGATAATAGCGAACCAAGCACCAACAACTGCAAAAATAATTGAAGCAGTAGTCCTAAGCGCTTCAAATAACGGCCATTGCTGGGAAAAAGAGATATGGCGTCCCAGATACCCAGCACCAATCACAGTACATGCGGTAATCAAAATAAACGCCACCTTTATCTTCATAACAAGCCAGCTCCTCTCAGTATTCGTTCTTTTTTACCTCCAAGCTCATCTAATAGAGACTGAAGATTAACTATCTCATCGTTTTCCCTCTCTAAGCGTAAATCAAATTGAGTGCGCGAAAGAGAATTACTCAACCAATAAGTTTTGTTCGGCTCACCCTGAAAAATGAAGCCATAATCATTGACCTCAGAAACATCTTCATCCCAATCTTCAATCATTTGATTCACGTCAGCTAAAGTTACATCAGGTGAAACAATATATTTAATTTTAGTAGATGCACCAGGAGCCTGGTTAGCACCAAGCTGAATGAAATCGAGCATTTTTTGCCAAAGCCCAAGTTGCTCTGGTTGAGCAAGATCGAGTTCAATCACTCGCTCAATTTTTTTGATTAAATTAGCTTTTTGCCTGATGACCTCATGGCGACCAGGATTTTTTATTAAAGAGGTTGAAAATCGTGGGTAGTAACGCTTCTTTTCCTCATCAACATCATCAACATTAGCCATGTAACCAGTAATTTTTACTTCATGTGCTCCCTCTTCTGTTTCAACAACTTCGGCTTTCACGTGCCTAGACGATTGTTTGAGGAAACATTGCAAATACTTTTGTAAAGTGCCTTGTGATGTAAGCTTGTTATGCAATCTCACCGTCGCCATGAGATTTCGTTCGGGAATGAACCAGAAATAAGTGGCGTACCCAGGAATACTGCCCTCTTGTATCGGATTCATTATCACCGCAGGCTCCTCACCAAACCTAGAATCCTCACTAAGAGAAGGCATCCTTTGTCCATTGCTGGGAACTTCATTCCAAAGAAGAAGAGCCCAATCACTGCCAGAGGAACGAGAATCAACAAGGTAAGCGGGATATCGTTCTTCGTCAGTCTCAAAAGTCTTTGTTTCTTTGAGTGTCTTCGGCTCAGCCCAAGCTTTCAAATCCTCCAACATCTCTGTCACGCTACCAAATTCAGCTTCCCTTGCCCCCGTTCGGTAGTATCCGGCCTTGTTAATTTTGTAAAATGTAAAAGTGGCCTGTTCAGTTACCATAAAGCTCAATCCCATAAGAAGTAAGATGAGATTACTTTAATAAATAATGGTCTAATTAGTTACATGGTTATTTGAACAGGTCGGCAACTGTATAAACATACAGTATTGTTTTGTAGCTCTGTAAACAACAAGTTTTTGTCTATCAATCATACGGTGATCCATCAGTATATAGTTGAATTTTACCTAAAACTAAAAACCTTCGAGCAATGCGGAGGCTCATTTCTTCTTGCTGCTTCCTTTCTGTTCCTTCGCCCACTCATCCCGCCAGGCATCGTCGAGGGCAAGTATCGAAGCATCAAACTCTGTACGGTCAATCAGGATAGAACGTGAGGCCAGATAGCGCTCGATATCGTGCAGGGACAACGGGAGCGGTACGCCAGCCATTCCGGTATACTGTCTGCCGCGAGAAATCATTGCGTAAGCGTTGAGTATCTCCCCCGTTACAGCATCAATCTCAGGCTCAGGAATTGGCGGGAGTTTTAATTTCTCCCTTCGCCACTTTGCCTTTTCACCCTGCTCCCCGCCGAATTCACTCAGCCACTTCTGCGCTTCGATGACTTTTTTACGGTTTCCTGCTTTTGCTGCTCTTTGCCCTGGGCGATGCTGGCTGCCTCCGCCAGAATTTGCCAGTAAATCGCTGGCTCCTGTTTCAGAAGTGCAGCTCCGCGTTCCGGCGTGTATTCAATCGGAACTTCTTCGCCATCAACAAGCTCACCAACGCCCTTCCAGTCTTTGAGCAGGTAATGCGCACAGTTGTCGATAAGCAGATCATCAGCAGAGTCTATTTCCCCGACCGCTGACAGGCTAAATTCGCTGGTTCCAACCTGGTAACTGGCGTCCATTTTTTCAATATGACGACGGATAAGAGCATTACGCGAGCGATACTGGTCGTTATCAATGCTGTTGACGAGCAGTTTCAGGCCTTCAATGGGTTTCAGACCTTTCAGTGGTGTGAACCAGCGCTCGCCACCAACATCAATTCGTGGGGCTAGGATAATCATTAAAAACTCCTGCATGAAAAAAGCCCGCGCCACCATGTAGAGCGGAACGGGCAAGGGAAATTTTATGGTTCAGTTACGGTAATCTCGGCGGTGGCGGTGAAGCCTCGCACTTTACCGGTTATCGTTGCGGTGCCGTCGCCGGCTCTGACTACCTGGCAGGTTTTTTGGCCTGTCGATACCACCGTTGCGACAGTCGGATCTGATGACTCCCACTGCACAGCATCAGTCGCACCAGCCGGGGCAAGGTTCGCTGTCAGCGTGACGGAAGTACCGACATTACCTGATGAAGTTTCTGGCGTTACGCTGATTGCCGTGGCAGGGACGGTAACAGCGCGGGTAATCGTCGGCGACTCGTCAGCTGCAGTGATATCCAGTTGAACCTGGATAATGTCGGTATTGCCGCCATCCGGCCAGTCGCCAGAGACCTGCACTTTTGGGAAGTTAAACGTGTACTGTCCTTCGTCGTTCGCCAGTGTGAAACTGAATGGCACGGTTGCGCCGGTAAGCGTTTTACTCCAGACCTCCCACGCTGCTTTTGACCACGACAAAGTGATCGAACCTGACGGCGTGAACGTAGTCGGGATATTGGCCCCGGCATACGGTGAGCCGGTACCGATACAACGCTGAGTCTGAACGTTGTTATCAAACTGGATGTTAAAGGTATCAATACAGAAACCATCACCACCATCGACGCCATTCAGGTTAATTGCCGTGACCTCTTTGAACGAGTAACGCAACTCGCCAGCATTATCAGCAGGGCTGCCTGTGATGTAACTCGTATCGTCTGCTTTTGAGTCCCAACCCAGCCCGGCGAATGTGACTGTCGCGGTAACGTCACCATCATTCGGAACTTCCAACTGGAACACGCTTACCTGCGCGCCACGAACAATAGAGGCAATGCCAACGTCCGAAGCATATGTCGCAAGAGAGAAGGAAATACGGTCATTCCCCATCGTCAGCACATTGCTTGCCCACTCTGCGCCAAAACACGAAGCAAGAAAGTCATCATGCTGGCCATAGCGGAATTTTGCCCCGACATCGCCGCCAACATCGACCGTCCCCAGCGTAGCGCCCTGCGCCATTCTGGTACCGCCGATTTCGTCGTTATCGTTGGTGTTCTGGGACGGGCCAACGCCCCAATTGGTACGTTTGAGAAGATTCCAGACGCCAGCAGGCGTAATTCCTGGTGTCGTCTCCCGGATAAAGGCCGAGAGTACCTTAGCGCCGCTCGACATGCGGTCACCTCCATCGAAGTTAAGCGCTACAGAGCGCGGTAAGGAATTTGTAGATTGAGCTGAGACCAGCCGTCGGCCTCGCCCGCCGGGACTGCCGATACAGCGAAGTAACTCAGTCGTCCGTCATTCTGGAATTCAAAATGCTCCGTTAGCTGGTCTGCTGTTTGAGTAAGCAGAATCGTGCCGGTGTAGACCGGTACAAATAGCTGAATGATAAGTACACCGGTTCGATGAACTACCGGCCCGTTCCCGGTTTCTTTGGCTCCCGCCTGCCCTGAAATATTGGTGAAGCGTGCCCAGATATCGCAGCCGCTCGGATCAAATAGCGGTCCGTTGGGATAGTCCACCGCATCAGAAGCAATAGCGGTCTGAGCCGTCATTCGGGAAATGACGGCGTTTCTGATTTCTGTAAGGGTCATTTGTAGGCCTGAACGACACCGTTAAATGAAACTGCATAGACGCCCGCTGGAGCCTGCGTTGAATGCCCGTTCTCCAGAGGTACGGAGTAAGGAAGGTTTGACTGGATATAAATCACTGAGTAGGCCGGAGCCTGATCGATGATGTTTTTACCGTTGAGAAATGTCGTCGTTCCGCGCGGGTCCTCCTCTGTTGGAACCGAGTAATCCGGTGATCCGATACTTACGAAATGCGAAGCCCTGAACGTACCCGCACGATAATCTGCCGGGCGTTTGATATCCATGCTGTCGTTAACACGTACTTTCTTCCTGAGTCGCCCGGTTTTGGTCAGATTATCCGGGTTGTCGTAGAGCGATTCGTTCCATTCTCCAACCGCTTTGGAGTACTCGACGGCGGTAGCGTTAATCGCCCATAACTCTGGATTGCCGACAGGAGACCGTTTCACGATTTCATTCAGCAACTGTGTAGCGATGGCTCGCTGCCGCAACCTCACGTCATCGGCCACCAGCCCGGCGAATGCTGCCGGGTCAATACTCCAGCCCTTAGCCATATCACGCCCTCCGTAACTGGATGGAATACGCAGCACCAGCGGAATCAACAGCGGCGGTTATGACCTCATAACGCTGAGGTACACAAGTTATCGGTTCCGGCGCCGTGACAAAGTGCCCGACTGCTGGCCTATCGGTCACCTCGTTAACCAGGGCGGTTAATTTCAGGTCACCGTGCAGGATATTAACGCCATCGATACGACGGAGTTTGTACCGCGCCATAACACCGCGCCCTGAATACATCACCTGCGTTTCACTGCCGGTTTCCGTTACCGGATCCCAGTCACCTCGATGGGTGTATGTTCCAGTGAAATCCTTAACAGCATCCTGCAGGTCGGTATCGAATGCTGCGGCGACTTCAGTTTGGAATTCATCACGTATTCCCATATCACGCCCTCACAAAGAACGTCTGAATCGGGTTAAGCATCCATGGCTTGAGCATGGCAAACGCCAGTTGCAGATCGGGATCGAGTAGCTCAGTACTGGAGGTTGAAAGCTCGGCAAATGTTTTTGAGACTTTCACATCATCGGCTTCAACGCTTTTGCTCGTCACCACGCCGGAATCCGTCTTTTGCTGATACAGATTGCCAGCAGCTGCTACGGAAGCGACAAACGCTCCGGCTTGCTTAACCTCTTCGGGAATATGTTCCAAGTCGATATCCTGAAGGTTTAGAGCCGTCATCCAGGTGTTTGCCTGGAGCAAGGCTTTAGCCTTTATGTCGGCTGCAGCCCAGGTATCACCCAGCAACTCGTCAACGTCCTGGATTGTTATATAAACGGTCATTGAGATCTCACCAAAAGAAACGGGGCTTACGCCCCGTCAGTTAACCACCCGCTGGAGCAGTGAACGCAATCGCTTCAGTTGTTTTCACCACATCATCGACGGTAGCCGTCACAGTAAAGGAGCCGGCCGTATCAGAGGTGAGTTTCACCGTCGAGCCGCCTGCAGACCCCGTCTGTGATGTCGAAGCGCTTAGCGTACCGCCAGTAGACGTCCACGCTACAGATGCCCCTGAGACTCCTGCACCATTTTTGGTGTACTTGAGCGAAACGGTCACCGCGTCGGTACTGTCAGCAGTTGCGGAAGTTTTATCCGCTGACAGGGTTACTCCCCCGTAGGGGCTTCCAGCTTGATCAGTACGCCTGCAGTGGATTTGTTACTGGTAAAATGTTTCTTCCAGTTCGCACCAGTGCCGATTTTGGTCAAGTCAGGGTTAGCGCCCTTCGTTTCATCCCAGCTGTAACCCAGAAGTTCAACGTTAACCGTACCCTCTGCGCGATAACCGATCGCAAGGTTTTCCTGGTCGTTAATGTTGTAGGAACGAAAACCCGGAGCCTGCGATTCCGTTACGGATACCGCGCCGGCCACCAGCCCCAGAATCGCATCAACAGGCATGGTGTCGGTTACCAGTACAGGCTTACCCAGTGTGCCTGGCTGTCCGCCATAAACCACCACCCCAGCTTCTTCGTAGATTTTGTTGTCGATAGACTGATCAACAATGTCGAAATAGGTCGTGGAATGCATTACGAACAGCGCAACACGGTTGAATTTATCGCCGTATTTACGCAGGCCTCGGGTCAGGGTTTTCTTACCATCAGTGGCTATATCCGCTGATACCGCCATATCAGCGTTAGCGCCAATGGCTGCGACAAGTCCCTGAAGGGCATATTTGATATAACCTTCAAGCGTTGCGTCAGCTACGTCTACGCCAATCACCTCTGAGAATTCGCTAACATCGCGGCCACGACGTTTAAACGCTTCTTCGGTGGTTTCATATGGGCCGTATTTCCACGGCGCTTTAACGCTGACAGACTCACCGGCACCGATTTTTTTACCCGTTACCGGGTCAGTGGAGTTAACGTCGCGCGACTCAATAGAACCGCCAACTTTATAGAAGGTACGCTTGCGGAAATCCCCCTCGATCAGCTCGTTATCAAGAATGATTGCGCCATTTGAGGCGGCATTGAAGACTTCCAGATTATCCTGGCGACGCTCAAGAAACGCAGTCTGCGCGAGGTCATCATAAATAATCAGATCGCTGTTTACGGTCGTAGGCATTGATTAGTCCTTACTTAGGCAATTTGAGATAGGCCTGCTGGCCATGTTTGCGGATGTAGTCCGCTTTATTGCTTGAGCTCATTTCTGAACGTTTGAGGCTTCCGCCGCCAACTGGTTTGTGACCACCAGCACCGGAGCCTTCAGCGCGCGGGAACAGGTGCGGGGCCGTCTCTTTCAGAGATTCAGCCCACTCGACAGGGGTTAACGGAGTCTTACCGTCTTTTCCGAACAGAACATCGCCATTTGCATCAACCGCTACGGCCTCGCCATCATCGTTGAGCTGGAAAGTGCCTTTGGCACGGAGAATGAGATCGTCGGACGCTTCCGGCAATGCTCCCGCCTTTAGCGCGGCACTGCGGATAGCATCACCGAGAACACGATCCCGGAATTTACTGGAGAACGCTTCAGCCTTTTCAGCGCGTTCATTCGCGGCTTTGATTTGCTTATCAACATCAGCGCGTAACCGTTCAGTGCGCTTATCCAGAACCTCATCAACTTTCCCGGCGGCGATCAGCTGCGCCTCTTCATCGTCGGAAAAACGCTGGAGAATGCCGCGCACAGCGTCCGGGTCGATACCATCAAAGCGGGAAAGGTTTTCTTTCTGCTGTTTAATGGTGCCCAGCAGTTCTCTGTTTTTCGTTTTCAGGCCCGTGACTTCGCTGGTCACGCGCTCATCAATCATCTTCTGGATTTCAGGGGTGATTTCGATACCACCGCCAGCACCCTCACCATTGCCTTCAGGCGCACAATATTTCAGAAGCATATTTCGGATTAACATATTTTCCCCTCGGGATTTTGCCGGGCCTCGCCCATAAAAAAGCCCCGGCAGATGCCAGGGCTATGTGTGTACGTTTAACGCTTAATCAGGGTTGTTTAACCGGGTGTAAACCGAGCCTATCAAGATGCCGATCATTCGGCCTTCCGGCGTGGTTTCTCCAGCCTCTTTGCAGATAGTGTCCAGTTGTTCAAGGATGTCATCAGGCAATGGGTCTGCGTGGGCCAGATCTGATGCTTTTTTCAGGAACGGGAATTTTGTTTCAGCCACTGGAGGATCTCGGGATTAATAATGTCAAGATTACCGCTCATATACGCCGACATAATTTCAGCGAAAAGCTCTTTCGGCGCTTCGGACGCATAGGCGCTGATGGAGCGCCACCAGCCTTCATCATATGCGCTTTCTACCATGCCACCAACATCAGTGCGTGAGTAATACAAATGATGACCTAACTCATGCCATACTGTCCCCTTTATTGATGGTGTGGCTACATAGGGAAGATCCGCAGGTGAAACATCCAGAACGTCCTGAGATACGGCCTTCACAAGATGCTCTCTCACCATCATCGTCATATCGACACCTTCGCTGTTCTTCCTGATGTAATCCCATTCACTGCTATCCAGTGCCCAACCGGCAACATGCACTGTTCGTGTTGACTGTTCATAAGCACCGGCGATAGATGCTGGTACTTCCAGCATGTCACCAAAAGCCGAAACGGGCTGTAGCCTGAATCGCTGTATAACATCAAATGCGGCCTGTGCCGCTTCTTTCGCTGAATCCAGGGAGACACCATCAGGAAATCTCACCTCCTGCGCCACGCGGCCAGTCATCCATTTAGCCACTTCTTCAACCGAATTCGCTGAATCTAGATTTGTTGCCAGTACTGACCTCTCACGCAACTGCTCTAGCGTCAGCCATTCCCCCTTGTCAGTGAAGAACTCATCATATTTTATGACGCCATCGCGCATCATTTTCGCACGAGTCTCGCCAAGTATTTCTTTCTGCCGTGAAAATGGCTGCCGTTGTAGCCACTCAGAATAAGTGGTATCACCTGCAACCTGTCCGTCCATTGAGGCACGAGTACCTTCCGGTAATTCACGGACATCAATACCAAGTTCTTCAGCGGATTTGAGGATGTAGGTTTCGGTACTGCGGCAACAGAAGTGTATGCGACCAGGCCCCTGTAGATAAGGCACCTTGTGACCTATCGGTTTGTTATCCAGCGTGTACTTAAGGCGGTCGCGGATCCGACAATCCTTTGATGTCCGGTTATCTAAAGTAGATAACCACTGCTTACCTTTCAGAATGTCGTCGTTCGCCGCCGCAAAGCTATGTCTGGCTGTCGATGCAAGATGCCCTACTGCTGTTTTCGCAATGCTGGCTGCATTGGCTCGGCTCATCTGCAGCGCACCATCCTGGTAACCACGGTTAGCATGTCCACGGACCTTTTTTGCGATTTGCTCCTGCGTATCGCCAAGCAAAAATCCCTGCCGCACCGTATTGGATATACGCGCCATCCGATCAGCTTCGAGGTTGCTGGCCCATTCGCTTAGCAAACGCCCCTGGAATGGACGTCCCATCGCCGCGGCATAAACCGCATCAGGGGAAATACCCACCAGCGGATGAAGAGCCAGAACAGCGTCGGGAATGGCAAACTGGAAGAGACTCATCTGAAAAGTGGCTTCGTGCTTCGCCAGTTCCTGTAGCTCGGTAGTAAGAGCAGCATACATCGACTGAATGGCATCCTTGTTTATCGCCCTGACGCTTACCAGTAACGCTTGCAGACGCGAAACGGTAAAGCTCTCAGCATCCAGCGTATCAATAGCCACCAGCAGCCTGGCGGTAAGTTCGGCGTCGCTGTCATTCAGAATTTTTATCATCCTGTTGGCAACGCCTGTGCTGTAGCGACTAACCCATATTGCGTGGGCTAAGGATTCATCCTGCAGTTTGTCATTCGCCGTTGCCATTATTGCCACCAATCAGGTTAGGCGCGCCGTTACGAATGGCGTCAATGACGGTTTCAGGGTTATCAGCTGGATCTATCAGGTCAAGCTTCTGCAACGCTCTGACCATATCCGTGTCGCGAATCGCGCCGGACTGCCATGCATTGACGATTGCCGTTACCATGCCGGATTCAGCGACTTTGGCGATGAACTCCTGATTGATGCTGTAACGGTATTCCTCGGCTTTAATACCGAGATATCTGGCGCACCAGCCGAGTACCAGCGTATAGGCCTCAGAAACATTGGAAACGCAAATGCCGAGCACCGAAGTAGATGCGGTTTGCTCACCGCTGGATTGCGTGGCGGTTTTAACCGCGCTGTTCTGCTCGATAAGCCTTGCGCCAAGCTGAACAGAATAATCACGCTTACTGTCCATCGCCTCTTTAGCCAGTGTATTTGGTTGCGCCTGGGCGTAGGTAAAACTCGCCTCCTTCGGCAACAGAAAAGGTGAACGAGAACCGACACGGATTCCCTTATCCTGCAACCAGTCACGCCAGGCTGTATCAAGCCCGGAAATCACCGGTTGAACCTGACCACAGAAAAATACGCTGTCTTCGTAATCCGCAGAATTACGATAATGCCCAAGGTTTATTTCAACGAGGGCAGCCAGAGGCGACTCGTCGATGCTGGGATCGTTATTCTGTGCACCGACAAAGGTAAAGGGGATCTCATCCCAGAACTCCTCACCTTTTGGCTTTGGCTGATACTCAGAACTGATAACATAAGAACCAACATCATCTGACTTCCGCCAGACTCTGCAGATAAACTTTCCGTCCTCCAGGGCAAGTTCGCGATACTGGATTTCATCCTCGTATGCATAACCATCTTCCTTTTCCATACATTCGCGTAAAACCACCAGCACCAGTTGATCGCGCCCATTAATGCGTTTGGTTCGCCAGTTAATGATACTATCCGCCTGATAGCGAAGGATGATCGCCTCGGCGGATTCAGCCGCATAATCCGTATACAGCCCCTCGCGCGCGGCTTCCAGAATATTTTCTGTAACCTGCTGGGACTGCTGATAAATGCTGGTGCCAGCACCATCAGCATTATCACTAAGGTAAATCAGCTTATCCGGCACGGTCATTGTCGGGTCTTTACGGAACGCCAGTCCCAATAAACCAACCTTTGTATTGCCCGTTATCGCGTAGAAAACTGCACGCTGAATGTAATCGGCATTGCGTTTTTTGTTGCGTGCAGACTTATCGGACGGGTCCAGAAAAGGGAGGTAATCATTTCCGGCGGCCTTTACAGCATCAGCCCCCTTGCACACGTCACGTATTTTTTTCCACACAGGCAGCGCCGCCCTGACCTCAGGGCGAACGTAAGTAATATCGTTATTGGCCATCAGAATGTCGTGTCCAGTGAAATAGAGAATGCAGGTCGAACGATTGGGAATTGCTTCACAATGAAGTAACCGGCGCCATCGTTGGGGTGATCGTTATCGCTCTTTTTATCCGGCTCGCCGTTTTTATCCCACACCTGTTGTTCCAGACAGTCGGCGTAGACCGGGCAGCGGGACACGTTCACCTTGTATCGGCGATCGCCATTACCATTGCAGAACATGGCGTTCATGGAGTTGATGCGGTCCTTTACTGGCGGGTTAGCATCATCAACGATGACGTTAAATCCAGCCTGTCGCAGTTGCTCAATATCTGTTTTGCTGGCGTTGTTTGACTTCCTGGAGTCGCCAGATGCATCAGGATAAATATATATTTCCCGGACCTTGCGATAGTCACCATCGGCATACAGCCAGAAACGCTCCTTGATGATGCGAATCATGTCGGGAGTATCGTAAGCGTTGATAATCTCTGTTACCGCGTGTGGTAAGCCGAGTCGTAATACGTGGACGATTCCGGCCATCTTCCCGACGTTGAAGTCCATCCCGATATAGAGCGATTCACCGGGCTGATCTTCTTCGCTGGAGTTATTCAGCACCCTGTCGAACTGGTGATAAATGGTGCCGCTGGTCAGGTTAGTAAACTGGCCGTTCAGATAGGCCTTGATCAACTCCGGCGGGTAACTCGCCAGGAGCGAAGGAATATAGTCATCCGGCAGGTTCTTTTCGTTGTCGAACGTCGAGGCCTGCACAAGACCATACATCGGCCTCAGCTCAGGTTTTTCCCTTACCGCCTTAACAAACTGGTTGTAGACGAACTTAAATCCTTCAGGTGTTGTGGTCACGTCAATGCCATTACGCAGACCATCAACCTTATAACGCATACGCGCGATTATTTTCCGCCACGCCTGACGCGCCTTATCCGCTTTCAGAACGTCGAACTCATCCACCAGCGCATTGCCGATTTTAAAGCCGACTATCGTGTCTGGCTTTTCCATCGACCGACAAATTGTCGTGCCGCGGTACCGCCGCCCTTCGTAGAAGTGAACCTCTTTGTTCCCCTCGTTGATTTTGACGTTCAGGCCCCAATCGAAGGCCACCTCTTCAATCGTTGGGTAAAAGATGTCACGTATCTGCGGGTAAGTCGGCGCGAAGTAACCCTGGTTAATCTTCGGATGCTCCCACATCCCTTTGCAGATGCCGCCGCAACCCACCCATGTCTTACCGGAACCGAACCCGGCAACGTAGGCTTTGAACTTGTGCTTCATCGCGAGGAAGCGCGCCTGCGGGATGTTAAGTGTCGGGCTGATCCCCATCGTCCGCCCTCGCATCTACTACGTTGATATTGATTTGAACAGGTGTAGGTTCATCATCCTCGCCATCGCCGGCCAATTCTTTACGGAGTTTTTCCACTTCCAGTTGTCGGCGCTCGATTTCAATCTGTTGAAGTCGCTGCGCAAATTCACTATCTGCCAGGCCGAGGCGCTTCATGACGGCTTCAAACATCCGTTCGCGGCTTATCGCGGTAATTTCAACGCCGTGCTTGCCGAGCTTCACGCCGGAATAAGCCAAGGCAGCATCAGGGGGAAGTTTTCGGGTATCAGCAAAGTATGGCTGTCCGATCCCATCACCATTGCAGCGCGGACAGGCAGGGTTTGGCTCCCGGTTGTGGTCGTAGCCATAACCTCCGACGTCTACCGGCTCTTTGCCCTTCCGCTCAAGGGCTTTAAGCCGTTGCTCCTCGAACTCCACCATGTCACGCCACTGATAGTGATGACTGAAGCCCCAGCAATAGCGGCAGGCACCGCGGCGATACTGTGATAACTGGTTTGCATCGAAAGTGGCGAGTTGCCACATCTGAGTAAGCACCTCGTCAGCGCTGCCAAGCGTACGCATTAACGACTCTTTCTGCTGCTGCGCAATTGCGTTCGCAACGTTAGGATTCATTATGAGCTGACGACCATAGTTTGGGTCACTATAGCCAGCTCGCTCAGCTGCTGCAGTGGCGTTCTGGTCATTCAGATATTCAGCAATGAAGCGCTTTACCTTCGGGCTGAGTTTGCTGTTAACCAGTTCCTCTGCACTTTTTCCTTTCTGCGCAGTGCGCAATTTCTTCTGCGCAGGTTTTTGCGCAGTCTGCGCAGTTGGCTTTTTAATGTAGCGCCGCGCAGATGTATAATTCAGTCCCTGCTCATCGCACCAGTCTTTCGGGGAAATACCGGATTTGGCATGTTCGGACAGGAACCGTTGCTGAAGCTCACCCCAGTCCGGTTTTGCCATTGCTTACTCCAATAAAAAAAACCGCCCTGAGGCGGTTAAACTTTGTTGAATGCTACGCACTGTATCCAGAGGTTTTCTCGCAGCCTCTGTTTTTCAGCCATTAAGGACTCGAATATTTCACCTGAGGATTGTCCACCATCGCAACTGTAGACTTCACCATACGAATACGCCGGTAAGTGCTCCCATGTGGTTGCATCGTAAGCATTCCATGAAAAAAACCACTGCTCTTTCTCTTCCATAACCCCTCCATATGACGAGGAGTTATTGTGCATTATCACAGGCACTCAGTGAATGCCTGCTGTAATGCCCGCTCAGTCAAGTTGAAGCACACCGTGTTCTTCTGAATCAGAGAATGCAACCAACCCAGTGTATTCGGGGATAGTGTTACCGTCATCAGCATCAAATGCTGAAATGGTTGCGTGAAAAATCAAAAATGCTCCAAATCCCGCGCCGCTGCTGCCCCGTGGCAGGGCACCCAGCCAGGAGGGACCGCACCAATGCAAAGCTGGTTCGATTGAATATCTCCATTTGCAACTATTTCGGTCCATATCTCCCTAATGGGGATAAAACTGATGTAGATAGCTAGCTGCAGGAAAATAGAAAACCGCCCGAAGGCGGTTTACGGCTATTTCGATGTTTGGAAAGATGCAACGATCAATGTGTAATCGTCTATAGGTCCGGACCGTTCAATCCTTCTCAGCAAACTTGCGGCAAACTTTGGTGCTTTCGAAATAGTTTCAAGTGAGAGCCTTGGTCTTTTTTCCCAGAAGTGATGTGCTCCATCAGACATGATATAAACAGTAATGAGCCCATTTTCATCAGCCAGCTCTGATAGCGGCAACTTGACACTTTGGAAGCGTAAAGCAATGTTTCTGGATATCGCCGATGTGAGAGTGTTTTTACCTGGCAGATCACGTAACTCTTTCTTTGTGTATATACCATCATCAAAAAGTTCTTGGTGTTGGGTGTGATCTTTGGTTATCAACTGAAGCTTTGCGCCTTTTTTAACATAGACGCGGGTATCACCAATATGTCCAACATACAAAGCTTCATGGTCAATGAAACAGAATGAAAGCGTGGTCGCTGCATTGATCCATTCGGATTTAGCATCTACAACCGCATCAACCTTCTCTTTGAGATCCAGAAATGTTTTTTGGATGTCCGTGATGCTTTCATTATTGGAAGACCTTAGAGCAGAAGTAGCAGCATCAGCTATCTCTTTGGCGCCCTCATAAGAACCAACGCCATCAGCGACCGCAAATACAAATCCGTTACCTGTCGGAGCTGGCAAAACATATGAGTCTTGATTGCCGCGATCGGAATCTTTTGGGCATGAGAAAAAGCCACAACTCAGAAGATTTATCATGCCTGCCTCCCTTCAATTATGGCGTTAAGATCGACAAGCATCTCACTGACCGAATCATATCTCGCAGTCGGTTTGTAAGCTGTAGCCTTGCCTATCAAAGCATCAATACCATCCACATGGCTTAAATTTAAAATATTCACTATGGCACCCGCTGCATAGATGTCAGTTTTAGGACTGTACAAACCCCTATTCACCTCTGGAGCTTTATAGCCATCTGTTCCCATGGTGACAGCTATATTCGTTAGCACTGCTGAAGCAGCGCTAGGGTCATCGTGCTTAACTAAACCAAAATCAGACACTTTGTACTGCCCATCAGAAAACTTTAGGATATTTTCAGGCTTGAGATCTCGATGAAGATACCCGCGACTGTGGATAAATTCGACGCCGAGTAACATCATTCTAATCGCCGATAGTTTTTCATCATCGCTTAATACGTTTCCTTCAATCTCCTTCATGAGATCCGTATCAGCTAGCGGCATAACAAACCACGGATTCTCAGCATAGAGATTATGTATTAAAACAGGGACAACGTTTGAATGCCGACAGCGAGATTGGTAAGTCACTTCTCTCTCAAATCTTCTTCTCCAGTCATCAGGGCTGAAGATTGAACCAACAATGTCGTGATTGACTGCGAGACTTTTGCGCGCGTAGTAGCCACAAAAATGCTCACTAGAATTGAATAGTTCGATTTTCTCTACACGTCCAAATGTCCCGCTTCCAAGTTCTGAAATTGGCCTTAAACGATAATTCCCTCTAACTTCCATTTCGGCTCTCTTTCGTACAAGTTAATGCCAGATAAATTACTACCATTTAAGAGAGTAAGCCATTGACTTTTTCTCTAGAAACCCGATTGTTATCAACTCGATTGCGAACTAAGGGTTAGCGCTGTTGCTCAATCTGACGAATACCAGCAAAGTTGTTGTTGCCTTTCTCAATAACGGCCAGCAGCGGCTTAATCCAGAGAACAGCCTGGCAGTAAGTCATTGCGTTGGTGGAAGCGGCACTATCATCGGCTGCGTTAGATTTGCCGGGATCGGCGTGCACTGCGCTGGAACGTAAACGGTACGCGTATTCGAGCAGCCCACCAGCAATGTCAGCAGGAACAGGCAGATCACAAGTTTTTTCACGGTGGAGAATCTCTCTGTATTCGATAACGGTCTCTTCAGCGCTCACATCAATCAAAGAATTCAGCTTATTAGCGTGCTCTGTAATCTGATTGAATCGGCTGAAGTTGAAAGCCTGAGTAGCAATTACCTGCCCCTGCAAAGTGTTGTCACTTCGCAGAACGTCGTTATCGCTCTGAAGGGTACTGGCGTTTGAGCAACTCTTTACGAGAGCGACCGAAAGGCCAGCAATAACGACAACGCCGATAAGACCCGGATTAATTTTCATTGGTCTATCCCCCAGCACGTCAGCGCGCTTTCCTGGTCTCGCCGCTCTACCTGCCCATAGCAGCCGTTTTTCTGGCCTTTAGTCAGGCGACAATCGCGGCCACCGTCTTTTATCCACCAGCGGATAGCTTCACAGGCTCCTTCACGGTCGCCTGCATTGATGCGCTTATAGAACGTAGAAGGGAAGCATTTTCCGGGGCCGATGTTATATGGGCAGAAAGACGCGATCCCGGCTTTCTGCGGTTCGGTCAGCGGTACTTTGATATTTCGCTCAACCCACGCCAGCGCCTTGTCGCGCTCTATGGCGTTCACCTGGGCGCATTTCTCAGCAGACAGCTTCATGCCCTGAACTACTGGCTTACCATCAACCATCGTGGCGCCACGACAAATCGTCCAGAGTCCGCCGCCGTCGCGATACGCCGTCAGGCTATTACCCTCTTTCTCATCCAGAAACTGATCGAGAATCACGGGCGCGGAAGCCCCGGCAAGAATCAAACCAACGACCGCTGCGCTCAGTTTATTCTTCAGCTTTGGTGACATTGCCATTAAGCCGGTCCTCCCTTTCCTTTTGCCTGTAGTACCAGTTCACTGCACAGGTGATAACGGTGCATGCGATACCGACAATAATTGCCCAGTCGCTCAGGCTTAATCCTGCAATCCTGTCGGCCAACATCCAGGACACCTCTTTTGCTGTTTTAGCTGTTTCGGCATATGCCTTCGCTGATACACCGCAGCCGGTCAGCGTGGTTCCTGTTCCATATGAAAGTCTGCTGTAAATGGTGCTCATTCTGGTCATAGCCTCACCTCCGATTTTTCGGATGGCGATGTGTGTGATGTAAGGGTCAGGCTTCACGGGCTGGATTTATCAACAAAGCACGTAGCGGATGATTCCCGTGAGCCTGAAATGAAAAATCCCCGACGAGAGCCAGGGATTGGATGTTTGGTGTTTTTTATTTCGGTGGCTGCAACGGCCCTTCGAGCACTTCAACTTCACCGTTGTGGCAAATATCATCGCCTCTGGTTAGATGCCAGACTCCAGTAATCGTTTTGCCTGTCTCCAGGTCTTCAAAAATCTCATTGGTAAAATATGCCACCTGAGCGGTCCCATTAAACTGGATCCAGTAAAACCCGTTATCCATATCGCCTCCTGTAAGTATGAGGGAATTATACGAGGCTGGTCTCAGAGTGGTTTTAGAAATTCTTAAATCGCTATAAAGCAAAAAGCCCAAGGCGTTAACCTCGGGCTTGAATACTCATTTACTGCCAGTGCATACAACAATGGCACAATATCAGATTTACACGAAATATATGCTAATTAGTTCATTTCTGCAATACCTTGCTGATAATTTGCTGTCTTTTGTTGTGAACGTGATCGCGAAACATGAAGTAGCGCTTGGGAATCGAGCCCCTTATACAGGCTGATCATCGCATCGTAATGTTCCACGTAATTCTGAGACCAGTTTGTTTTGTTAACCCCCACCAGCTCAGCCAGATCACCATACTGATAGACATCGCGCCCAGCCAATTCAGCCTTCACATCCTGTGCCGCTAGCCAGATAAGCTGTCGCAACCGTTCGACGGTCTTCTTCGCCACCCTCTTCCCGGCCAGATGTTCACAGAATTTCGACCACGCCCAATGAGTAATCAGCACCTGATTATCCCAGCGCACATTCTCACTGTAGTTCCACAGTAGCCAGGCCCTCTGGGGTTCTTCGAGTGACATCAGCGCGCGGCGCCACGATGCAGTGGAGTATTCAACTGGCTGCACCAGGGGAATGTGCGATCCCTTAGCATGCGACTGTTTGCCGGGTATTGGTGGGTTATCCAACGTAATCATTTTCCCGGTCACTTCATCCATCACTCGAGGCTTTTTACGTTTAAACGTTCCAGTATCGAACTGTGCGTTTTCAAGCCAGGCCATCAACAGCCCTTTCGTCGCACCACTTAAATCGGCGGTGGCCACCATCAGCTGCTGGCGCACGTATTCAAGAAATTGAGTGTTCATACAGCACCGCCTATGGTTTTGATGTAATTCTTCAGTATCCGGTAGTCCGTCAGCACAGAGCCCGGGAAATGATATAAGCGCAATCGCTGCCAGCGAACGCGAAGGACCTCATTCAGTTCTGGTGTCATGCTGCCTCCCTGCTCTTAATTAACTCGCGACGCAATGCGCTGTAATGCTTCCTGATGGCTTCGAGTTCTTCGATGGCATATCGGTGTGGGGCGTTGTTGTTTTCGAGAGCCTCAACGCGTTCAGACCCGATTTTCTCTATAAGCCCAAGCCGGTACTGCTGCTGATTACCCGACAGTTGCACGTTGCAGTGGTGACATTGTTTACTAATATTGTCCTCGTTATAGCGCAGGTGTGATGCCTTACCGCGTGACCGGTAGTGACCAGCTTCCCACTGGACGGTATCGAACGTACCGCAACTAATGCACGGCAGCTCATGGTCACGCTCGCGAATGTAGTCATTGACTACGCGCTGGGTTAAATCTTCCCAGTGCTTCAACGGCTTAACTGCAGCTTTACGCCGGAGCCAGGCGGCTCGCTCTTTTTTCTCAGTGGTGCGCTGTTTGGCAGACTCCTGGCGTTGGGCGGTCTCCCTGTCCTTTCTGGTCTGCTCTTTGCCATATGCGCTGGCACATTCGTACGAACAAACAATCTGCTCGTTTCGTACCGGATGGAACCACTGGCGGCATGCTTTGTTGGCGCACTTACGGCGCGGTAGCTTAGCCATACTCAACCCCACGCCCTGTTTTGCCAGACCTTACTCGGGCGCGGCGCTATCTCGCTTTCCGGCAGCTGCACACTGACAGTCCAGGTGATGTTGTCGCGATTAAGGCTGCGTTCTACCGTGGAGCCACGACGGCGGTAACTGGCCACCAGCTCGTCGGCCTGTTCGGTTGTGCATTCGTGATGGTGAAACCAACTTATTTTCATCGCCATCACCCCGCAAAGCTCATTAGCTGCGATGCGGCGTTTTCCGCTTCACGCTGGTCCTTGAATGCCCGGGACAATACCCAGCGCCACAGAACATCGAGCGCGGCTTTGTACAGTTGCTGGAACTCGGTTTCGTCCATGTTAGCGAAGGCAATACTGCGGGGATGTTTACGAAGGGTACCATCAGGCAGTTGAATGGCATCGTAGTGGCCGGCCTCGACAATTACCCATGCACGGTACGCGTCAAAGGATTTACACAGGCTGATCCCATTGGTAATTCGGCGACTGGCTACCTGCTCCAGATACTGCTCGGCAGCATCGAAAAGAGCTGTTTCGCTTCCCCCGAATGAGGCAAGGTATTTGGCGTACCCGGTCACCAATTTACGCTCGTTGGAAGATATTGCCCCGCCGGTAGGTTCCCAGTATTCGAAACCGAGATTGAGTAATGCGAAGAAACGACGGTGAAAGGCCGGGTTGCGTGCTTGCCGGAACTCAGCCACCAGCACAGCGCCGAGTTTGATTTTTGATTGCAGAATATCGCTGGTCTCCGGCGTCGCGGGGATCAGGATTCCTGAGGACTGCTTGATGAGTTGTAGTTCGTGCGCCATGGTTTCTCTCCGTGGCGCAGTAGGTTACGGTTGTTCAGACCGTTGATTTCATATTATCAGAAGGCGGAGTTACCCGGTAGCCGAGACGGCGGATAAATTGCACAAAACCATTGGGAGTAAAGACCTCTTCATCATCCAGCAAAGGCCGCATAGAAACCATGCCATTGACGCGATAAATTAGATGCCTGCCCGATGAAGGAAAGCTAAACACCACGCAGCCGTCAGACCTTCTTACAATGTCATACCAGTTGTCTTCTGACGTTTGCAAAGCTGAATCACTCACATTTATGTTCTCCCTTTGAGCGACTAACAGACGCGATTAAAGATTGTCGGCAGCAGCATCAGAGGGATACGCAAATTGCGGTATTCTGAAAAACGCGCGCCAGCCTTAAGCGCAATTCTAATAAAACCAGTCGTCAGCGCTTTCCCAGGTATCCTGGAGGATTGATTCAATTTTCTTTTTATCGTCCTTGTCACCGCCAAAAACACTTAACCCATCCGACCCGGCACGGCGGATTGTGAGCCTGCAATTGTCATAGTGATCATTCAGGCGCTTAAGCAATTCTTTCTCCAGTGCAGGAACCGCGCCTTTAGGAAGTTCTTTCATACGATCAATGGTTAATTCAACTTTCATAATGGCCTCCATTGCATGTACTGTGTTTTTATACAGTATACCTATGAGAAGAAATGATCAACGTTTTAAGAGCACAAATTGTTAATTTTCTGTCAGGCGTAAAAAAAGAAAACCCGCCGTAGCGGGTTGAATTCGTGATGGTTTATAAAGATGTAATTTCTTTCTACTGACAAATCTATGGCTACCCATTTACCCTCAAACTTGAATACAGCATACGCACCGACATACCGGTTATCAGCATGCGGATCCGGGTATGACTCACCTTCTGCCAGAGTGTAAAACTTGACGCCGCTAACGATGAGACAGCCAATTATTTCTTCTCGTTCTGGGCTGCCATATCCAGATAGCGAGGGTCGGATGCTTTTGGCAGTGTCAGGCTTTGCTCGCGATAGTATCGAACTCGTTCCATGAAGTATTCGCGAAGCTGCTCTGGCTGCTCGCGGGCCACCTGCTCAGCGATAACCGGCATGTTCATGCGCTCTTTGTACGCAACGCCGCTTGCAGCCAGATCAACGTTAACCTTGTCCTGCTCTTCTTTCGATTTTGCTGCGATGTTATGGCCTGACATGATGAATCCCCCTCGAGGCTTTGAGAGGGATTATACAAAGAAAAACCCGCCAGAGCGGGTTTAATAAGATAGAGTTACTAATGTGACGTTAACCTTGACGTTCTATTGCATTCTTTTAAATCACCCGAACCACAGCCTTTTCATTTCTCCACAGAATAAGAAGTAAAGAAAAAATAGTCATTTTGATAGCCACACCTAACGTGATGGGAAGAGCCAATTTTATGTTATATGACCCTGTTACTTCTAAGTTGTTCAAACCTGCCAACAGTTTATTGCAGCCAGTGAAACGAGAACTGCATAATATTTTGTAAGCCTACCTTTTTCCCAGCATCCTCTGGTTTTTGCCCAATCAATACAGCGTAAAACGCATGCAGATTGCATTGGCATCGATACCCTTGCCGTAAATGTAAACACTCAGGATGCCTGCAAGTACCAGCAATGTGATTAACGAGCCACATAAAGCCTTAATTAAGAGCGTCTTAATATTCATTTCCACCCGCTAACCAGCCAAAGTAAATCATTTAAAAAAACCATCATCCTTCACATCCAGGCTATTGAAGAATGCGAACAACGTCTTTGCCATCTTCATTTCGTCCATGTAGGTTCCGCCGTTTTTGAAGCGCAGGAGTCGTGCGAGGTCTGTTTCATTTGCTGGAGAGAATACGCCGCCCGGGTTTTAACCAGGTCGATTTGCATTTTTTTCTAACCCCCTATTGCATTCAAAATAAAAAAAGACTAATTTTACTCAAATCACTTAATATGAGTAGAAATAGAAAAATGGAAGTAAAAGATAAAATACTAAAAGCTAAGCATTTACTTGAGGATGCAGCATTTATCGTTTCCTCGGGGAAAGAGCTACCTAATGCTCACCGAAACATCATTAAAGCACTTGTATCTTTGGAAGAGATTGAATCAATGCTCTCAAATACTGACTCATCAGCAAGCGTAGAAATGAGCGAGGTATCTAAAGTCTCACGCCGGTTGAAGCTGTGGGCCAAACGGCCTGAGCAAATTAATGCCCGCATCCTTCGGGCTTTCCTGAACTTGTCATCGCAATCTGTATCACCTATAACTGAAAGTCAGTTACGGGATGCTGTTGGGGGGGTGAGTTTTGATACAAACTTTGCACAGATGAAAAATATCTCTGATAAAAACCATGGAAAGGTTTTTGATGTGATCGCTGATGTTGTTAGTATCTGGAAACCAGTAGCATCAGCTGTTAATGAGTTTGACGTTGCTACAAAGTAGTTTCGTCGGATAGTACAGGATGAACTCTTGTACTAGTTACCTCCTGCGCGGCTTTGCGCTCTGCTTCGGTAGGCTTTGTTGAGCGCATCCACTCCGGAATTATGTTCCTGCTCATAGCGCGGCTCCTTTGCGAAGTTGGGCGGCGAACTCGCGTAACTCTTTCAACTCTGCGCTCATTGCCGCAACGATTGAGCCAATGGCGTGGGTGTCGGGATGTAGTGACATCATTTCTCTGTGTTTGCGTTCGGCGAACATCTCCACACTCTGCGCCCGCACTTCAGCAAGGATCTCGTCAGTGGTCGGGGTTACTATCGGCATATAATGCGATGCATCTTTAAATTCATCAGGCATATCATCTTCATGGCCACCATCGAATACGTAGCAGCTACCGGATATGAAGCGGCTTAACCTTTTGCTCTCCGCTGCCAGCTCCCTGCACTTACTCTCGACGTTAGATAGCTGCTCTGCCTGCACGTTACCTCGCGCCAGTTGCACCTCAAGCTGCGAAGCCAGATCGCTAATCAGTTGCGCCACGCTGCGCACGTCGACTGCACCGCATGATGCTTTCAGTTCAGCCGCGCGCTCATGTCCCAACTTCGCTAACTCAATGATATTTTCTTGTACTATTTGTTTCATGCTGATGCTCTCCCGTAAAATTCCAGAACCCGCTTCATCGCCGGACTTGTACGGCATACTGAAGTAACCATGTTTTTTCTCATACTCGATTTGAGCTGCTTGATATTCAGTTCCCCGCCGGGTTGCAGCGAATAGACCGGGTGATGTGGCTCGCCAGCTCGTATAACTACTGCCCTACGTACCAGGTGAAGCAGCAGGTTGTGTGCCTTCTTACTGTCGCATCCCAGCAGATTCTTAACCTGTCGCGGCGTGATGGTCTGGTTAACCCGAAGAAAATCGACAATTGCCCACAGTGATTTGCTTGCCATAGTGATTTGCCCTCGAGGTTATTTAACGACCCGGAGATGGCTAACGTTTTTGCGGTAGCTACCCCAGTCAAAGTTCACCCACATCCCGCCATCCATTTGAAGACGGTCGATAACCCGCGCGCCCAACGCCACGAGAAGGTCATTGTGGTTTAGGTTCGTCAGGATCCCTACCGGACGCATTGACGACAGGCGACGGTCGATAACCTGATTCAGAATGACTTTCTCGCCGTTACTTCCACGCTGAATACCGACTTCATCCAGCACCAGCAGATCGACTTTGCAGAGGTCGTCCAGCAACGCAGCCTCTGATTGACCACCGTCGTAGCACTCGCGAACGCGCAGCATCAGGTCAGGGATAGTTACTACCAACACTGATTGGCCACCAGACAGGAGATGATTTCCGATCGCTGCCGCCAGATGGTTTTTCCCAGTACCAGGACCACCACTGAACACGAAGCTCGCAAATCCGACCCCAAAGTTCTGCGCGTAGCTCTTTGCCATCGTGAAGGTTTTACGCTGCCCTTCCCCGGATACCTGGTAATTCGCGAACGTGCAGCTGCGGTGCAGGCTTTGAATTCCTGAGCGACCGAAAATTTTCTCTGTCCGGGCTTTCTGATTCAGCCTGTCCAGTTCTTCACACCGCTTCAAGCCCTCTTCCCGTTGCCAGGCCAACAACTCTGCTGCACTGGTGAACTTCGGCTGAACGCCAGGTGGAATGAGTTTTCTGAGGCGCTCGAGAGCACTTCCGGTACCAACCATGTTTTTCATCGTCACCCCCTGAATCCGGTCGGAATCGCTTTATCTGGTTGAGAAATTTTGTTCGGATCCCGTTTTCCATCTGGCTTCGCTAAAGACCACGACTCTTCGTAGTGCTTTGAGGGGCCAAAAAACGTGGATGCCTGTTTCACATACTCGGTGTTAAGTTTTCCAGCGGCAGTTACGTAATCCGCGTATCGCCGAACACCATCGGTAAGCTCCTGAACTGTTGCTCCGGATTTAATACGTGCAGTCCAGGCTTTGAACGCATCAGCCTTGCTGTTACCACCGGCGCGTTTTGGGTATTCCTGCCACGCCAGTTCAAAATCATCCGGATAAGTATTTTTCCCTCGGGGTGTGGCGGCGCCATGCCCCAAAATATCTTTATCCTGATCTTGTTCCTGATCCTGTTCCTGATCTTGGCTTCGTAGCCCCTTCGAAGCCCCTTCGGAAATTTGGCGCGATTCACGTTTTAAATTAAGGTGAAAATCTGTTTTATAACGTTCATAAAATAATGATAAAAAAGGGTTTTCAGGTAATGACACATACTCATTCCTGACACCAGCACAACGGTTATCCCCTGGCTTCAGTGATCGACCAACCTGATAGGCGGCCATTTCATGCACCCAAACCATCTCAGTGTCCTCGTCATAGCTACAAAATCCCGCTTCAATGGAGCTTTTTAGCCCCTTCGAAGCCCCTTCCAAGCCCAGACCTGTTTCATGGGCTATGTACAGAATTGGCAGGTAATACAACCCGAGCATATTTGCGTGTGGCGAGGTCATCAGATAGAACGAAACCACCTGCGCCTCCGCGCCTTGTTTCCTCAGTTCACGGCCTGTTTTTCCAAGCCAGAACTGAGGCGCAACGGTTGCGTAATCACGCATAAAAACCTCTTAATCGCTAAAGTGGTGGCCCATCTATCTTTCTGAAGGCTGACTTTTCTGACATAATTTCCTCGCAATGAGTCCACAACGAATTGCACCTGAAAGCCGTTGGTGTTCGAGCACCACGGCTTTCGCCATTTTTGAACCGGTCATATAGCCCCCAGCATCATCTGCACCATTTCCATCAGCGGACCGGTTAACCCAGGGTCAACGCGGTACATCTCCACAATCCCCTCACTCAGCTCTTTCAACTTCTGATGACGTGGCGCATCCATCGCGACGGCAATCTTCGCTTCGCTGGTTTCTTTCTCCAGCCGAGCCAGACGGGCCATAACGTTGTCTTCTGGTAGCAGGCGATTGCGGAACTCGAGCGGCAGAACAGCAAGAATTGCCGGAGTCAACTGACGAACGTTCTCGCGGTACCGCTCGCTATTGAAATGGTTATCGAGAAAGCGGAAAAGCTTCTGACGCTGTCGGCTGAGATCGCCAGGGAAAGTAATCTCGTCCCCCCCCTGCGCCCGGTACTCTTCGACGATCAGAGCAGAAACGACATCCTGACCATCTACACCCGCCCACGCACGAACGGCATCGCGGATCTGGTCATGTTTATCTACCGAGACAGGTTGATTGCGATTTATCATCGCAGCCGGTTGATATCCGCTATTTTGATGAAGTGACAGTGACTGCATAGTTATGCCCTCGTTTTTTGCGCTGGTAAGGCATCGGTTGGATTGGGATATAAGTCAGGCCGCAACTCATGCGGAGTGACTCCCGTAAGCTCAAAAACAGAGCGAATGTGATCGGGCGGAATGCCTGTTTTCTTCCAGTTGGAAATTGTCATTTTTGAAAATCCAAGCGCTCTTCCAAGTGCCGCACCCGTTCCGAATTTTTGAATAGCTTTCTCAACACCAGTCATAGGGCCTCCTTAGATGGCAAAAGTAAAGCACCATTTTACTTTAAAAGTCAAATCATGAATGCCTACCTGACAGTAAAGCGATCATTTACACTAATGAAATGAGCGAAAAAACAATGACAAATGAGCTGATTTCCAGGCTTACAGAATTGAACAAGAAAGGTTTCTCTAAAACAGAGATGGCCAGGATTGCTGGTGTCAGCAAGCAAGCTGTTTCCAGTTGGTTCAAAACAGGAAGAATTAGCAAAGGTTCTGCATTGGCTATAGCTGATGCAGCTGGCGTCTCAGTGCCATGGCTACTTGGAGAGGATGTTGGAGAAAAGGATGGACTTAAGCCTGACGAACAACGCCTACTGGAGCTATACCGTCAGTTACCAGAAGAAGAGCAACGGAACATGATTCGGATTTTCTCTCTGCGCCTTAAGGAACTTGACGAGTTATATGCGAAATATATGAATCGCAGGATTAAAGAAGACTCTGAGTAATCTCAATAAAATCAGATTTATGAAAAAAAACACTAAGTTAGCTGAAAACCAACAAGTTCAAAGACTTAAAGAAATAATAGAAAGTAACCATCTTTCAAAGGCAGATCTTGCAAGAATTTGTGGTGTCACTTCCCAGTCTGTTAATAACTGGTTCTTGAGGGGGACAATAGGGAAAAATTCCGCGATTAAACTCGCTGATAGACTGGGAGTAAGCTTAGCTTGGGTTCTGGGCCAGGAAGTGGGACCAGATGATGGTCTAAAGAATAATGAACGCCAACTTTTAGATCTCTTCCGTCAACTACCAGAAGAAGACCAAAACGATGTGATTCAGGCAATATCAATACGTTTAAAAAAACTCGATGAACTATACGAAAGGTATATGAGCCGCAGGACAAGTGACAGTATCAAGAAATAAAAATCTTAAAATAAAAATATCTTTCAAGTAGTTAAGCACACCAACATCAGCAAACTGTAATCTCAATTCCGTTTTTCAATCACCAAGCCCAGCCTTTTTACATTCCATTTTCTTTTTTTGAAATTCCTCCTTCTGGAGCGATATCCCAACATTTTCAGCATTCTAAACCTCAGACTTCCGCACCTCTGTGAAAAAGCCACGCCTCCAGTAAAGCATCATTTTATTTTTCAATACCACTTTGCTTGACACAAAAGTAAAGCAGTGTTTTACTTACTCCATCAACACAACCACCTAGGCAGGACGCCCACGAAGTAGCCGTCCGGGGCATACGAAGACCGAAATGAGGTGGTGAGATTAACGCGCAGTAGGTTTGAAACGTTCCGCCAGCCTGGCGACAAGGGCAAAGCACAGAGTGAGCTTCGCGGTGGTGAACTGCAGAGTTAAAACGCTCAACCGTGAAGATCAGCGCCGCGGCACCACCAGCGAAGTTCACTGAGTTTCAGAAGCAAGGTATCGAGGGTGAGATGAGATATTTCATGGCGTTCCACGGTGAACATCAGGAGTTGATAGTTATTAAGGCTAAAAGCATGTTTGTCGCAAAAGCCTTACTCAATGACGATTGCGATTGCCTAAAGCGCATCACCGCAAAAGAAGCTAAGGAACTGCTTTCTCGTGGTTTTCAGCTGAAAAAATGAGATCAGCTAGAGGGGGGGTTATATGAAAGACTTTGCACGAGAACCAGCCCAGCAGCAGGCCGTAAGGCTGAATTACTTTGAGGTGCTTCTCCGCCGTCTCTGCTACCTGCTGGCACAGAAGGGGGATCCAGATGCTTGACAAGAAATGCGGTTATTGCAGGAAGCCGGTTAAACCGGAAGAAGTAATCAAAAGCACCCTTCTCTATCGCAACGGCTCACAGCTGGCGCGTAAAGAGAAAGAGTATTGCTCCAGACGTTGCGCTTCGCACGACCAGATGGCTCACGAAGGCTAACGTAAAACCCGCGCAAGGCGGGAGCTACGTCCGGTGCCACCGACCAAAGTTACACCGGAAACAACATTAAAACCAAAGTTAACCCAATGGGCGCTATCAATGGTCCGGGGATTCTAACACCCAAAAATGAGGATCTCACATGGAATTCTTTAATGTGGTTAAAGCCACTCAGAAATCCGGAAAGCAAGATGCAGTGGTCTGGTTCACTGCAAAAACTGAGGCTCGCGCCAACCTAATGCTGGATGTCGCACTGGAAGATGCAGGCATCGAAACGGGCCGTGGTAAGGACTACGCCAAACCAATTCGCACTGATTTCCCGGTTGTTGACGGTCTGCCAAAAGAAGGTGAAGTTGATTTCACCTGGTGTGATCGTTACGAACTGGCCGAAGACCAGCGCACCTGGAATGTGAAATTGAAAGCTGATGATGCGGCGCAGGAAGAAAACCACCAGACAGATAACAATGTCGTTGATGGTCAAGTCGGTACTGACGATCAATCTCAGCAGACAGACCAGCCTAACCTAATCGTCATTGCCACCCTGCCATTCCGCCAGCGCGTACTGGCTCAGTTCATTGGTGATGGTGAATATCTCTATCACGTCGACGCTGGGCAGAAAAACGAGATTGTACGCCTTGAGATGGACACCGATGACGCGTACGTCCAGAACCTGCTGCTGGCTGCTGAGAATGTGGAAGCATTCAAAAAAGCCATTGAGCACGATATTCATAAAGTTGTGAATGCAGTTAAGAAAGCATTCCCTGTCGACGGGAAAAAACCAGAACTGGCAACCGTTATTCAGTTCCTGACGGTATGGTTCAATACAGATTACATCGATCGCGGCCTACTGGTTAAAGAGTGGAGCAAAGGTAATCGTGTAACAACCATTAATCGCACACCTTCTGGTGCGAACGCCGGTGGCGGCATTGCCTCTGACCGCAAATTCCCGCAAACCATTCTCGGGCTGGAGCATGAAATTGCTCTGGCGTTACGTGCCCGTGACCGCGAATTTGATATTTACAACGTCCCTCTGGATATAGAACTACAGGCAAACTCCATCATGAATAAGATGGACGATCCTGAATGGCTGGCTACTCGAGAGAGATTCGTTTCAATGCCTGGTAGCCTGGACTACTCACGTGCCTGCATTATCGCAACAGTAAAAACTACACCAGAAGGACTTTATGAAGATCCCGTCAAACATCAGGAATATTTGAATAGAGTACTGACAGAAACTGACCACGCTAATCCAGATCCGCTGCTCGTTGATATAGCCTGCGGTCGTTCGTCTATGCCTGTACCGATGAAACAGGAAAAAGTAACGGCTGAAGAGGTAAACAAAATTCTTGCGGTTTCGCGCGGTGACTTCGTTGAAGGCATTAGTGACCCGAACGATCCGAAGTGGGTTCATGAAAGCTACAACGCCGCCTCAAATGAGGAAGATAAAACGGAAAATGAGGACGCCGCCGATGTGCAGATGGAAGAAACTGTCAGTGATGAAAAACAGGCTGGTACTGAAGTGCAGTCAGGCAAAAGCAGTCTGGAAACTGGTGAAGAGTCATATACCAGCCAGCAAGCCGATGTAAACCAGAATACGGATTCTGTCGCCCAAAATAGCGACTCTGTAAACCAAACCGAACCAGAAGCGCAAACTGACGAACCGGCTGTCATGTACCCCGCTTACTTCGAGCCAGGTCGCTATGAGGGTTTGCCGAACGAGGTTTATCACGCAGCGAACGGTATCAGCTCAACCCAGGTGAAAGACGCACGTGTTTCGCTGATGTACTTCAATGCGCGCCACGTAGAGAAAACCATTATCAAAGAACGCTCTTCTGTACTGGATATGGGTAACCTGGTGCATGCGCTGGCGTTGCAGCCAGAGCAGCTCGATGAAGAATTTAGCGTTGAACCCGTAATCCCGGAAGGCGCATTTACCACCACGGCAACGATCCGCGCGTTTATTGATGAGTACAACGCCAGCCTGCCAGCGCAACTGAGCGCAGACGATATCAAAGCTTTGCTAGAGGAATACAACGCCACTCTGCCTGCTCAGGTGCCGCTGGGTGGTTCAGCCGAGGAAACCGGTCAGAGCTATATGTCGCTGCCAGAAGAGTACCAGCGTATCGAAGCGGATCAGAAGCAGACCGCTGCGGCGATGAAAGCCTGCATCAAGGAATACAACGCCACTCTGCCTGCTCAGGTGAAAACCAGCGGTAGCCGTGATGCGTTACTCGAGCAACTGGCAATCATCAGTCCTGACCTGGTTGCACAGGAAGCGCAGAAACTGGCACCGCTGAAAGTGTCCGGTACCAAAGCAGATCTGATTCAGGCTGTGAAGTCTGTTAATCCGGAAGCCGTCTTCGCCGACGAGCTGTTGGATGCGTGGCGCGAGAATCCGCATGGGAAAGTGCTGGTCACCCGCCAGCAACTGAGCACTGCACTGAGCATTCAGAAAGCCCTGCTCCAGCACCCGACAGCTGGCAAGCTACTGACACACCCGAGCCGCGCAGTAGAAGTCAGCTACTTTGGCTTCGACGACGAAACCGGTCTGGAAGTCCGTGTGCGCCCGGATCTGGAAATCGACCTGGACGGCTTGCGCATCGGTGCCGACCTGAAAACCATCAGCATGTGGAACGTTAAGCAGGAAGGTCTTCGCGCCAAACTGCACCGAGAAATCATCGATCGTGACTACCACCTGAGCGCGGCTATGTATTGCGAGACCGCAACACTGGACCAGTTCTTCTGGATTTTCGTCAACAAAGACGAGAACTACCATTGGATTGCCATCATCGAGGCCTCCGCCGAACTGCTGGAACTGGGCATGCTCGAGTACCGCAAGGCGATGCGCGCTATCGCTACCGGCTTTGACACTGGCGAATGGCCAGCGCCGATCACCGCTGATTACACCGACGAACTGAACGACTTCGACCTGCGCCGCCTTGAAGCGCTGCGCACTCAGGCATAAGGGGAATGATGATGGAAAAGACCAACGTTGCAGTTGTTGAACATAACGAATCGAACACGATGAATAACACATCCCTGCTTCTGAATATCGACGTCATGGATCGCATGATGAAGCTAGCAGAGGTGATGTCTCAGGGCGTAGCGACAGTACCGAAACATCTACAGGGAAGACCTTCTGATTGCCTGGCAATAATCATGCAGGCCGCTCGTTGGGGTATGGACCCATTTGTTGTAGGACAGAAAACACACCTGGTTAACGGGGCTCTGGGTTATGAAGCACAGCTTTACAACGCTTTAATCACCAGCTCCAAAGTTGTACACGGGCGCTTTAAATACGAGTACGGCGGCGAGTGGGAAAAAATTGTTGGCAAAAAAGACGGGCGTGATGAATCAGGTTTGTTTGTTCGTGTCGGAGCAGTCCTTCGAGGCGAGACAGAGGTGACCTGGGGAGAGCCAATTTACCTTGCTGATATTACTACGCGAAATTCCCCTTTGTGGAAAACCGCACCTAAACAGCAAATAGGTTATTTGGCCGTCAAGTATTGGGCGAGGACTTACTGCCCTGAAGTCACAATGGGGGTTTATGACAGAGAAGATCTGGAACAACGAACAGAGCGCGAAATTAACCCTGCACCAATACAACGAATGAGCGCTGCTGAAATAGCAGGTGACACCGTCACAACCACGCAGAGCGCGCAGGAGTCGTCGGTAAATATCGACTCACTGGCTGATGATTTCCGCGAGCGTATAGATGCCGCACAGGATGTTGATAGCGCCAAAGCGCTGCGCGCTGATATCGAAAGCGCGAAGGTTACGCTGGGTTCAGCCCTGTTCACTGAGCTGAAGAACAAGGCGGTGAAACGTTATTACCTGGTTGATTCACGTAACAAGGTTGAGGCAGCGATCAACTCCCTACCGTCTCCGGACGAACCGGATGCAGCTGAAGGGTTTGGGGAAGTTGAGCGAGTTCTTGCAACGGCGAAACGTCATCTGGGCGACGAGCTGCACGATCAGTTCAGTATCACCCTGGCGGATATGAAACCGGAATACGTTGGCTAACTGAGTTGGGAGGGTCCGCCCTCCCACTGAGGAGATGTAATGCGACTAATTAACCGAGCCAATCAGCAGTCTCCGTTAGCGCGTCAGGCATGCGACATCGCGCTGGCCACTCATCACGAACGCTACGGCGACTACGGACGCAGCAAGATGAAGGAAACGTACACGGTGAGAGTTGAAGGTGTGAAGGTCTGGGTGGAGGTAGTGAACCGCAAGGCGAGCTACGTGGCCACGGCGATGACAGGCATGCGCAGATTGCGAGCGCTGCCGGGTCAGGTGAGTTGATATTACTTTTATAAATGGCCCAGTACGGGCCATTGGAGAAAAACGATGGATGATATTTTGCTGACGTCAGACCTGACCAGTCGATACAAAATCTCACGTAAAACCCTTTGGTCATGGCAAAGCACAGAAACTATGCCGCGGGGTTTTGCGAAGCCGTTCCCTGCTCCTGATTTTCCTGGTAACCCAAACCGCTGGAAGTCGGAGTCAGTCAAAGAGTGGGAAGGTGTGAAACAGCCAATTAACTGAATGGCTCACCAATGATACTTTCAAGATGGCTCTGCCAAACGTGGAGCCAGTGTTTTTGGTCATCGATGTAGTCGTGCAGATTGTAGTGAGCCATTACACCGACCATCTGATGACCAAGTAGTTTTTCAATCACATGCGGCGGACAGCCAAGTTCTGAAAGGTTTGTCGCGATCGTTCTTCTCATATCATGGAGAGACCAGGGTTCCATTCCCGCAGCAGACCAAATATACCTTGCGTAATTTGAAGCGACTGGCGGATGTACTGGGACGTCCTTGATTTCACCATCCAGTAAGCGCTGTGAGGTGACTAAGTGTTTTGTGTTAATCTTCTCAAGATGATTTTTGACCACCCCCACCGCAGCATCAGAAAGAGCCCTTCTCATGTGCACTCGCGTTTTGTAACTTCCAGCAGGAACTATCCACTCATTTTCATTCAGTCTAAACCACGACCTTTCGCTTAATCGAATTTCTGCCGTTCTACACCCGGTCAGCATAATAAACTTCACAAGAAATACGGACTCAATCGACATGCGATTTTGCAGCCAGCGATAAATTGCCACCAGTTCACTATCATCCAGACGCCGCGTTCTCTTTTTCGGCTTTTGCCCGACATCAGTGGGTAGCAACCCCTCAAGCGGGTTAGTCGATATAACGCCCCTGTTGATACAGAACCTGAATGAGCGCTTGCACAGTGAAAGCATATAGTGGGCCATTACCCTGCTTTCAATCTGATCAAATACATCTATCCAGTGCATTTTTGTCGAGTTATCGACTTTGACGTTCCGCATCGGTTCGGCGATATGTTTGGCGAATACCAGCTGATAATAATCCGTCTTTGTGAGTTGATTCGCGATGCAGTGTTTCTCGATCCAATAATTGAAGGCTTCAGCCACTGTCATAGAACCTTCGCGAGATAATTTTTCCAGCTTCACTTGCTCGCGAGGATCTAAACCTTCAGTTAGCCACGTTCTGAACTGCTGACGCCTTTCCCTTGCCTGAGCAATGCTCATTGCTGGATAATCACCGACATTGAGTTTTACAGCTTTACCAGCCCATCTGTATCGATAGAAGAAAGAAACTTTTCCAGCCTGGCTGATCCTTGCGTTGAGTCCGTGAGAATCTGAAATGGTTTCGATATCATCGCGCTTCTTGCCAAGGGCCTTCCTGAGCTTTGTGTCAGTGATCATTGAATGGGTACACATTTGGCTTTTGAGTACGCAAAAGTGTACACAAAACTCGTTGCTCTAAGCTACCCGCAATGTAACACTTGTACTCAAAGTGTGATGATTGGAAGGCCGAAAGGCAGGTAATAGAAGGCTTTAGCGTAACAGAACGTTTTTACGCGGAATTCTTCGAAATAGGCCGAATGACAATACAAAAAAGTATTTTAAAAACAAAACGAAAAGCAGACATTGGGCACCGCCAGCGGTGCCCTTTTGAGATCAGATGTTGTGGATCGCAAACAGCAACGAGTTACGTTGATGGTTGAGAATACACTTTCTGATGGTATGGATACGCATATTACGGCGCGATTGTCCTTCAAGCCAACGTGCTTTACGGCGGCTAGCCTGACGCAGCATCCGCCAGCGTCCCACTTCCGTTCTACTACGCTTCATGTTTACTACTCTTTCAGTCACTGAACGGCCATTATAACGCCACACCGAATGCTGACCAGTGGTTTTCCCGTGTTTTTATTTGCCAGATTAATCCTGATGCGTAAACTCTTAACAATACGCTTTCAAAAGGATTTTTAAATTTATGACAACCTTCTACACCGTGGTGAGTTGGCTGGTCATTCTGGGTTACTGGGTACTCATTGCTGGCGTAACATTACGCATTCTAATGAAACGACGCGCAGTGCCCTCCGCAATGGCCTGGCTTTTGATCATCTATATTCTGCCATTGGTAGGGATCATTGCTTATCTGTCCTTCGGTGAGCTCCACCTGGGTAAACGTCGCGCCGAACGCGCCCGGGCAATGTGGCCGTCAACGGCCAAGTGGCTGAACGATCTTAAAGCCTGTAAGCATATTTTTGCGCAGGAAAACAGCAGCGTCGCGTCATCCTTATTTAAGCTGTGCGAGCGTCGTCAGGGAATCGCTGGCGTTAAAGGGAATCAATTGCAGTTGCTCACCAGTTCAGAGGACGTGATGCAGGCATTGATCCGTGATATTCAACTGGCGCGTCACAACATCGAGATGGTGTTCTACATCTGGCAACCAGGCGGTATGGCCGATCAGGTCGCCGAGTCATTAATGGCTGCCGCAAGGCGTGGAATTCACTGCCGCCTGATGCTGGACTCCGCGGGTAGCGTGGCGTTCTTTCGCAGCCCATGGGCCGCGATGATGCGTAACGCGGGTATCGAGGTTGTTGAAGCGCTGAAAGTAAACCTGATGCGTGTATTTTTACGCCGTATGGACCTGCGTCAGCACCGCAAAATGATCATGATCGATAACTATATTGCTTATACCGGCAGCATGAACATGGTCGATCCGCGTTTCTTCAAACAAGATGCAGGCGTCGGGCAATGGGTGGATTTGATGGCGAGAATGGAAGGTCCGGTAGCCACCGCTATGGGCATCGTCTATTCCTGCGACTGGGAAATTGAGACCGGCAAGCGCATTCTGCCCCCGCCGCCAGACGTCAATATCATGCCGTTTGAGCAGGCCAGCGGCCACACCATTCACACAATCGCTTCGGGACCTGGTTTCCCTGAAGATTTGATTCATCAGGCGCTGTTAACCGCGGCTTATTCGGCGCGTGAATATTTAATTATGACCACGCCCTACTTCGTTCCCAGCGACGATCTGCTGCACGCGATCTGTACAGCGGCGCAGCGCGGGGTCGACGTCAGTATTATTCTTCCACGCAAGAATGATTCCCTGCTGGTTGGCTGGGCAAGCCGGGCCTTTTTCACTGAGCTGCTGGCGGCTGGCGTTAAAATCTATCAGTTCGAAGGTGGCTTACTGCACACCAAGAGCGTACTGGTCGATGGCGAGCTGAGTCTGGTCGGTACCGTTAACCTGGATATGCGAAGTCTGTGGCTCAATTTTGAAATCACGCTGGTCATTGATGATGCCGGATTCGGTGGTGATCTCGCGGCAGTACAGGATGATTATATTTCGCGTTCTCGTCTGCTTGATGCCCGTTTGTGGGTAAAACGACCACTCTGGCAGCGGATCGCTGAGCGACTGTTTTACTTCTTTAGTCCGTTGCTGTAAAACGTGCCCATCAGACAGTAAACAGGTAGTCATTATGGATATGGATTTGAACAATCGCCTGACTGAAGACGAAACGCTTGAGCAGGCTTACGATATTTTTCTTGAACTGGCTGCGGACAACCTGGATCCAGCCGACATCATTCTGTTCAATTTACAGTTTGAAGAGCGCGGTGGTGCCGAGTTATTCGACCCGGCAGAAGACTGGCAGGAGCATGTTGATTTTGACCTGAACCCTGACTTCTTTGCCGAAGTGGTGATTGGTCTGGCAGATACAGAAGACGGCGAGATTAACGATATTTTTGCGCGCGTTTTATTATGTCGCGAAAAAGATCACAAACTCTGCCATATTCTCTGGCGCGAGTAA